CAATATTATTATCATCATTATCTCCTTTAAATAAGAGCATGAACAATATCAATAAGAAAATCAATAGCAAGTTCAGGCTTTCTATGGAGTAATTCCTTTACGGGGGGAGAAGTAAAAACAAATATGAACTTAAGTACAAATAATATCATTAACTTTATCAATAACAAAATTAATATCAAAAGTAATAATAAAATCTATAAATAAGAGCATTAATAAAATCAATAATAAAATCAATATCATCTCTATTAAGAAAATCATTAATAAAATCAACCGCGAAGCGGTTTCCTTTGGAGGTTTGGAGAGAGAAAAAAGGAGGTGATTTGGGGGTATAGTAATAGGGGGTTATAGGGGGGAAGAGAAAAGGGGGAAAAGAGGAGGAAAAAGGAGAGAGGAAAGGAACCAATTTAGACCTCAATTTACACACTTTACTACCAGCGACAGCATGGCAGTTACCCTTTGTGTCTCGTCCATTACGACCACTAATTACGAGCACTATATAGAACTCTTAATATCATGTCCTATTTGCTCGGATTCTTTCTTGTTATTATATGAGGGTAAAAAACAGAAAGGAGAGAAGCGGTTATTCACCGCCTCTCCCGTTGTATCACAGCTGGTTCATCAGCAGCTGCATCTGCATGTTCTCCAGCAGTTTTACCTGCTTGTCGAGCAATTTGACCTCTTTGATGTTGGTCGAGAAACCCTCGTGCTCGTGGACAGCATCATCGCCGTCATACGTTTTGTACGGATCGCCAGCAGCGAATTGAATACGTTCAATCACGAACTCTGCACCACGACAGAGAATCTGCAATTGAGCAGCATTGACTCCACCACTCACGCCTTGACGAATAGCACGCTCGCGAGCATCAACGTGAAGATCTGCAAGTTCAGGCAGACAGTTGATGAGTTGAGCGATAGCTACGTTAGGCAGGAAATCGACGTAGTCAGCAGTGGCCAAAACATTCTGACCATCTTCTCCACGACGATACGCAGGAAAAGAATCTGCAAAGTTGAAACGGTAGCGAATACCGTCAACACCTTCGTACACATTAACGCGGACCAGTTTGGTCTTCACGATAGCAACAGCAGCAGTAGCTGCATCTTTAGTTTTAGTTGCCATAACAACATTACGTGCTCCTTTGGCACGGGCATTAGAATTAACGACGGTCGTATTGCCAGTACGAACAGCCGGAGCATCACTAACGATGCCAAATTCTTTATTGTTATTATATGAGGGAATAGATATAAATATTGCCAATAGCATGTCATTTAGACACACTATTGGCAATATGTTATATAAGCTCTGCATACATTGCAACACGTTTATCTTCGGTAAGATAAGGATACACTTTAATGTCCTCCTCATCATATTCTGGTATTTCAGCAAATTCGAAACCGTGATCTTCTTTGAGGATTTTACGAGCTATGTCAAGGTTTTCAATTTTGTCTATAAGACAAATGTCTACACGTCTTTTAATAGTTTGGTCATCTACGATAAATACGTTCCACATAATAGTAAGTTGTTTAGTTAAATAATAGGATGAATTGTGTGTGAAAATGCTGGGACATACAGCCCCAGCATCACCATCTACTTATCGAACGCATTTGCCAACTTCTCTGCAAATACTTTCAGGTTCCACATCAGTAACGGCATTGCGATTATACAACCGCAGAAGTACAGCACGTCATCGTTCTCGATGGCTAATACGATAACCACAATGCATATAATCATGCACACGATGTGGTTGATGAAGTTCAAGATTCCAATGTACTTTTTCATAGTGGATTTTAGTTACAGCAATGAAACGTTCAATGCCAAGATTCTGATTGTTATTATTTGGAGGGATGACAGTAGTTCTATCAACATCTTTATTTATTTTTATAATAATATAATCATTATCAAATTAATTTGATTTTGTAGAAACAAGACGGGGGGAGTTCAAGTCCAATCCAAGACCCCGGGGTTCATATACAATAGGTCCCCTCTCTTAAACATATACACTACAATTTACTATCTCCATCTTAAACTCAAATAGCATCTCCACCTTAATCTTACATAACAACTCAAACTTAAACCAAAATAACAATTTTCATTTAAACTCAAATAATATCTTCAACTTAAACTCTTAATCTTATATGTCGCACAATATTTATATCATTTCCTTTTAATCTCCTAAATCATCTTCCACTTAAAATTTATTATTAACTTCTTTCTATCTACCCTTATAAAAATAATTCATTTCATAATCTCTTTATTCATTAAAATTAACTATTGTTTTACAATACATTTCTCCATAATTAAAATAGTTCTTTTTATCATTACATTTCCCCTTTCCAATCCTACACCCACAAAAAGAAAGTCGGACCTAAGCCCGACTCTTTATCAGATTATAAAATCTATAATATAAAATATAATCATAACTACTATAACTATGGCAGGTATCACCAACATAGTCAATCCTCCTATTTCATTTTCTTTATCTATATCATCCAATTCCAAGAATTGTACATCCAGTATGAATAACTGCTCCAATAACAACTACAATAATTAATAACAATAATATCATCATTATTAATCCTATCCTCCAAACTATTTTATTTTTCATCATTCATAGTTTTTAAATAAGTATCCCAATTATAATAAACGTCGACAAGAAAATTATACATATCTTTTCCTGTAAGGTCAAAACGTTCCATAACCATAAGTGTAATAGTAGATAAAGAATAACCACGATCCTTTTTAAGATTATTCATTATATGATAAAGTTTATCAATATCTTGAATAGAAAGATTAAACTTATTATTTATAAAATCCATAGTAATTATAAATTAATCATTATTACAAATACTACAATAAGAACCTCGCTCTTTAAGAGCTTCATCAATTAAATCATCAACACTACCAACATCTTCTCCATTAATGATTTCTACTTCTTCATTTTCATAATCATTCATAATAATATTATTTAGGTATTAGAATATTACACAATATAACATTTTTATTTGGTATTGACAAAATTATTTGTATATTTGTACATAAATAATTGTTAAATTTATATTGCTATGTATTTAATTGGTAATAATTTTGATGGCCAAGTTATAGACGAAGCCAATTATAAAGTTTATGGTAAACAACAAGTTATTAATCTTGCTGTTCCTAAAAGTGTTATTTCTACTACAAAGAAATTTGTTATTATTGCAAGTATGTTATATGAGTTGAATCATAACGAAACTGTTGTTTATGGTAATATTATTTCTACTCTTCGTAACTTTTATACTAAAGGCATTAATACTCGTATTATTAAATTTGATGATAAGTTTTTCTTAAAGTGTGAAGCGGAACATGGTATTAATAGACGTAATGCAAGAAATGCTATCAATATGCTTATTAAAAAAGAAATACTTGGACAAATGACTACACCTAATAAGAAATTATATACTGACCGTGCTATACTTAATCCTAATCGTACTCCTGATAATGTTATTGAAAGTAATGTTGAATGTATAGTTATTACTCTTTGACATCTTTATAATATTATAAAATAAAAGCGTTTTTATTTGGTACTTATATAAATATTGATTAAATTTATTCCATTGTTTCATTTTAATATTTATATTTATATGGTACTAATTAATACTACTCAAACAAAACTTAAAGAGGGTGATGCAGAAGTTCCTCCTATTAAACGTATAACAATTAAACAACAAAGAAATGATTAAATTAGAAAGTAAATTAAAAGACTATTCACTTTTGATTCCCACAAGTGTTAAGGAAATTACTCCCGAACATTATGAAGCTATGCTAAATAGTCTTATTCTCCAAGATCATTATTGTGTTATTGCTCTTGTACATAAGATTAAATTATTTAGTCTTGCAAGTGTAGTTAATGCTAAAAATCCTCCCACGGTTGAAGTTGTTCCTATTATTGCAAAGGTTTGTACACCTAATGAAGATATTAAAGAAAGACTAAAAATTGGTTATCGAGCAGTTATCAATAGAAGTTCTCTTGAAATGGGTACTCATTATAATTCTGCTGGTAATGATATTACTTTAACCGCAGTTAATAATTTTATTGATGATGACAAAGAATTGCGAAATGATATTATAACTGGAGATTATTTCAAAGAAGAAGGCAAAGCTATTATTGATAGTAAAAATGCAAGTCCTAAATGCTGTTTTGTTGAGTTTAAGATTGTACCTATTAATAATGTTATTGGAGCTTATGAAATAGGCGGAAATAAACTCCATCCTTTTGTTGAAAAGAATAACGAAAGTGTTAATTAACAATATATTGATTTTAGAGCTGGTATGAATAATGGAACGTGGTGCTTCCTTTACGGGGGAGCGCACGAGCGAAGCGAGTGCTTATTATTCATATCAGCTTTATTATTTTTAATTGTATTACATGAGTGATATAGTTAATATTAAAAACTTAGATGAACTTGATGCCGAATATGTATTAATCTGTAAAGATGCAGATGATATATTTAATGATTTAAAGTTCAATAATAAAAAAGAAGAAGATACATGTAGAATGATTATTGACTTTATTGAGAAAACTATTTCTAAAGGAGTCAAAGATTTCAAATGTATGGCTTTGCCTTTTGTTGGCAATCTTCGTTATAATCCTATTGATAAGGCAATGACTGCTCATTATAAAGAACTTAAACTTGCCCGACAAGTTATGGATAAAGATGAGTATAAAGAATATGCCAGAGGCTTGTATTTTTATGAAGAAAATAAAATCAAAGCTGAAACAATTCGTAAACGTGTTTTAGATAAGATTAAAAAACGTAACAATAAACGTTATATTAGATACTGTATGACTTTAGGAAAAGCTTATGCTGATGCTTTTCTTTATTGTATGAGTATATTTGAAGAAGTTCCTTTTAATTTTGAATTACAAGAAAAATACGATGAGCTTACTAATAGAAAACATAATTAGTATTGATGATAGCGGGATGCCTAAACCTCCTACTGTTCATCAATTATTAGATAAAGATATATGTTTACTTTACGCACGTGATAATACTAAAGATAAACTTAAGTATATGAAAGAGTGCGGAGTAATATATTATCTTGCTGATCCTCGAAGTCCTGCAAGACAACAAGGTCTTACTGATGCAGAATGTCTTAAAGAGGCTATTGAGAATTTTGATTTGCCCAAAGATTATAGTCCAGATAGTCTTGTCCTTAAAATAGCAGCTCGATATTATAAATTAGCAGTAGGTCCTGCTGGTGTAGCATTAGAAAATTTATATCGTTCTATTCATACTGCCGACATTATTATTAATAAATGTCATGATTTGCTTACTGAGAAATTAAATGGTGGTATTACACAAGAAGATATTGGTCCTGTTATTGATAATCTTGATAAGATTACTTCTCGTGCTAAACAAATTCCTGAACTTATGAAAGCTGTATCTGTTGCTAAAGAGAATCTTAAAGAAGAATCTGAACAAGTTATGGCTCGTGGTGGTAAAGGTGTTACTTCAAGTATGGACGCTAATAGTAGTTTGTAATATGGAATTTAAAATACCTGAATCTTTTAATGTTGGCGGAGTTACTGTCAATATTAATCATGTTGAACGTTGTGATAATAATGCTTTAGGAAATTGCTTACTTGCGGCAAGTAGAATTGAAATTGCAGATTTATGCAACAAAGATACTAAACAAAGTGAAAGTAATAAACTAAATACTTTCTTTCACGAACTTACTCATTCTATTCTTGATACTATGGGTGAAAATGAATTATCTATAAATGAAAAGTTTGTTTCTACCTTTTCTTCTTTTCTAACAGAAGCTATTACAACTGCAAAATAAGTTATGTTACAATTAAGAGATAAACGTTATAATGATGTTCGTCTTATATTTAAAGAAGATGGACACAAATATACTGATACTTTAGGTAACGAGTATCTTTCTACTACTACCTTTCTTCACGATTATTCTCCGAAGTTTGATAAATCTTATTGGCTTCGTAAGAAAGCTAAAGAACTTGGTATTAGTGAAAAGAAACTTGCAGCTCAATGGGACGCTATTAGAGATGAAGCCTGTGATAGAGGAAGTAAAACTCATAATGGTCTTGAAGATGGAGTAAAGCTCGTTTCTAAGTTTAATGATGCTATTCGTTACGCTCAAACGCATGACGATAATTCTATGAGTACTATTGCAGATTTACCTCAAATAGATAAACATGTCAGAGAACTCGATATTAAAGCTTTTATTGATTATACTGAAGGAAAGTATACTAATCTTTATAATGTCTTTGATTATTATACCAAGAACGGCTATAAAATCTATGCAGAAATTGGTGCCTTTCTTATTGATTATCTTTTGTCTGGCACTATTGATGTTTTGTGTATACGAGACGATCAATTTGTTATAGGTGATTATAAGACTAATCGTGGTGGTCTTAAATTTGAATCCGGTTACTTTAAAAAAGATAAAACTCAGAAACCTGCTCAAGATACTGATGTTTGGGTTTCTAAAGAAGAGTGGTTACTTCCTCCTCTTAATAATTTACCGAGTTGTAATGGTTCTATTTATAATATGCAGCTTTCTCTTTATGCTGCTTATGTTGAAATGATTCTTGGTATTCCTTGCGCTGGTTTATGGCTTTGTCATATAGATTCAGATTTTATTCTTAATAAATATGGTATGCCTAAACGTTTTCCTGATAATAGTTTTAAAGTTAAAGACAATCCTGTTGAGAAAGTTACTATGCACAAGATGCCGTATCGTAAAGCTGAAGTTATGGCTATTCTTGAAGATAGACGAAAGACTCTTAGAGCACAACAAATTAATACACAATTTTCATTAGAATTATGAGAAAGTTATTTATAGTTGTAATAGCAAGTGTTGTTACTGCTTGTAAATGTAGTCCCCCCGTAGAGAAAGTGATCTACATACCTGTAAAAGATACTATCAATGAACAAACTAATATTGCTCGTATTATTCGTTTGGAACATGATATTACTCTTTATCAAGATAGTCTTAAATTAGTACGTGATAGTCTTGGTGAAAATTTATTTATTGCAAATTATAAACTTGCCCGAATTAAATATTATACAAAAATAGTTGATGACAAACCTGCACAAATTAAATTTTATAAAGGATGGATAAAGAGAACGTTAAACGAGTAATTTTTAATTTTACTATTAATAATAATAATAGCAAGATTAAAAATAAAAGACATAATTCTAATTTTAATACTAAGCACTATAAAAATGGAACTCCAAATAATATAGATGGAGAAATATGGAAACCAATTAAAGGTTTCGATGATATTTATTATGTTTCTAATAAAGGAAGAATTAAGAATATTATTTCTAATAAATTAATGTCTACTTTTATTGTTGGAAATTATTATAAAGTTTCATTAAAAGCTATTCCATATTTTGTTCATAAACTTGTTGCTATTGCGTTTATTCCTAATCCTGATAATAAACAATGCGTTGATCATATAGATACGAATACGTTTAATAACAATATTGAAAATCTTAAATGGGCTACAATAAAAGAAAATAATAATAATCCTATTACTGTTTCCAAACAAGTAAATAGACTTCGTTCTTATAATGTTGATAGAAAGATAAAAGTAATTAAATTTAAATATAAAGATTATAATAATACTGAAATATTTGACAGTGTATTGAATGCTGCTAAATCTATAAATGATTCTTCCACTAATATTAGTAGAGTTTGTAAAGCTAATTCTAAAGTTTCTGTTCCACGTTATAGATGTAAAGGATATTGCTTTATGTATGAAGATAATTTTAATAGTTTAGTTAAACATTGTAATGAAATTAAAGAATAAATTAATAATGTTTAATTTAAATAAGTTATGGAAGTTCTTGAATATGGTCTTTGTGGTCTAAGAGAAATTAGACTTATAAAAGAAGAAAGAGTTATAGGAAAATTTAATGGTTCTACTATTGAAGATTTTGCTACATCTTATACTATTCAAATTCGTATTCCTTATTTTCTTTTTTGGCATAAGTGGATTACTCTTGCTACTTGGGGAGTTCTTAATACATTAACTTCTGATAAAGATGATGTTAATAGAGATCTTATATTAGCTAAGATGGGGGCTTATACTTTATATAATAAAATGATTAAATATGGCGGATTTCAAAACAGCTCTAAATAAAGTTCTTAAATGGGAAGCAGGATATGTAAATGATCCTGATGATTCAGGTGGAGAAACATTTGCTGGTGTTTCGAGAAATAATAATAGAACTTGGAAAGGTTGGGCAATTATTGATAAACATAAAGTTGGTATCATGTTGCCACAAGGATTATCGAGGCTTAACGATAAGTTATTTGCTGATAAAGAACTTATGAGTCTTGTTGATGATATTTACAAGACTAAATATTGGGACCCTATTCAATTAGACCTTATTACTTCTCAACGTGTTGCTGAAGAAATATTTGATACTGCTGTAAACATGGGAGTTGGAACTGCTGTTAAGTTTGCTTATGAAGCATGTGGATTACCTACTTCAACTAAAGTTACAGATGAACTTATAACTACACTTGTTAAAATTAAATCATAATATATTATGAAAGATCTCACATTTAGAGATTTAATTTATCTTATTATTATATTTGTTCTTATATTTTTAGTATCGAGATTATCTATTAAAAAAGATGTACCGGTAGAGCCTATCAAACCTATTGATACAAGTTATAATAGAGTAGTTATTGATTCTATTAAATATAATATAATTAAAAGAGATTCTATTATTATTCACATTAAAGATTCTATAATTTATGAATTACAACTTAATCAAACTGCTGACGATAGTACTGTTATTATTAACTTTCAAAAGCTATTGTCAGAATAAAGAACCGATTGTTTCCTCTACGGGGGAACTTCAATTAATTGGTGATGGCAAATGTATTGTCCCTATTGAACTTATTCGTAAAGCTAATGCTAAACTTATAGAGCGTAAAGGTTTTGCTAAAATTATATGTCAACAAGATACTATTATTAGATTGCAGAAATTGCAGATTAACGAATATAATAATGTTGTTATAGATATGCAGAGTAGAATAACTGATGCTAATAAGTATAACGAAGAGTTGCACGCTGCTATTGAAAAACAAATAAAGAAAAATAAAATACTTGTAGGTACAACTTGTGGAACAGTTGCTGTTACTATACTTGTTTTACTGATTAAATAAGTTATTATGGCCGAAGATAAATATCCTTTTCTTGAATATATTAATGAAGATAAAAGTCATTATAAAAAAGCATCAGAGCTTGGATTTGTAGACCCCGATAATCTTTTTCTTGTAGGAGATAGCGGGGGTTTTCTTATGAATATTCAACCTGGAATGCGTTTTGTAAATACACATCTTTTTAAAGAAGTAGCTAATTATTTTCTTGCTAATAGTAATAAATATTGTCATTATAAAGAAGATAGTATTCCTCATAGACAGTTTCGTAAACGTGAGGAATATAGACGTAAAAAGGGTTTTTCTGCTCCATGTCTAATGATGCCTGATGGTTCTATTAAAGAAGTTCGTATTACTGGTGCTCATTATAATTTTCTTAATTATAGTAGAATGGAGCAGTTGGATGAAACTACTATTAAACGTGGTAATACTAATACTGCAAAGAAATATTATAGTTTTCCTAAATTTATTGATGCTCAGTTTTGGACCTTTCATGTAATGGAGTTTGCAGAGAATAATGGTTTTCATCTTATTATTGACAAAACTCGTCGTGGAGGTTTTTCTTATATTATGGCTTCTGATAGTGCTAATAGAGTAAATCTTCAATCTCGTAAGATGGTTATCCATGTTGCTGCTGATAAAAAATTCCTTACTGCCGATAAAGGTTTATCTGATTTCTCTATTAGTGGGATTAAGTTTTATGAAGAGAAAACTCCTTTTGTTCGAGGTATATTTAGTACTAATAAAGAAGATTTCCGTTTAGGTTATAAATTACCTAATGGTATGGAAGCTGATAATTCTTGGAAATCTTCTTTGTTTTCTGTTAGTGCAATGAATAATCCTGATTGTGCTATTGGTAAAGATGCTGTTTGTGTTAAAGTTGAGGAGTTATCAACTATGGATAATTTTGATGAATTTATGAATGTTACTGAACCTGCTATGCGTACTGGTGCTTATACTACTGGTATTCTTATGGCTTGGGGTACTGCTACTTCTGGTAACATGCAGATTTTTGAAACAAACTTTTATAATCCTAAAGCGTTTCATTTTATGCCTTTTGAAAACGTTTGGGATAAAGATAGTAGAAATGAAGTTTGCGGTTTCTTTAAACCCTATTGTTGGGGATTGCAAGGTGAAATAAATAAAATTAAAGGTGTAGATAAAGATGGTAATAGCAATCTTGAAATAGGACTTGTTATTGCCAAACGAGAACGAGAAGAACGTAAATCTACATCTAAAACATATGCTGACTATATTAACTATCTTGGTCAGTATGCTTTAACTCCTTCTGAGTCTTTTAGTAGTGCTACTGAAAACTTGTTTAGTTCTGAAGAACTTACTGCTTGGGAAGAAAGACTTAGAAATGATGAACTCTATAAGTTTTATGTTGATGGTATGCTTGAAGAAAGCGAAATAGGACAAATTCAATTTAAATCTAATGAGCGTCTATATAAAGAAGGAAAAAGAGTTTATGACTATATAAATGGTGTTCCTCGTCGTGCTAATGAACAACCTCATGGTTGTATTCGACGATGGTTTGCTCCAGAATATATTGAAGAGTATACTGAATCAGGTGTTAAAAGATATATACCTCAAGGTACTTATAGTATATCTTATGACCCTGTTGGTATTGATAAAGAAGGAAAAGAAATTACTTCTCGACATTCTCACAATAGTATTAAAGTTTGGATGAATCCTAATATTAATAACGGATATAAACAAAAACTTGTAGCTTCTTATTACGGTCGTCCTGATAGTCTTGAAGAAGCTGATAGAATTTGTTATATGCTTGCTAAATATTATAACTGTATTGGAACTACTTGTGTCGAAATTAACCGTGGTGAAACGGTTAAAAACTTTAGACAATGGAAAGCTATTAAGTATCTTGCTTATGATCCTTTATTTGTTTGGGATTCTACTATTAAAGGTAAAGTTTCTTCGAGCTATGGTTTTAGTATAGGTGGTGGTGCTCAACGTAAACTTGATGCTCTTCGATTACTTAAAGAGTTTCTTTATGAAGAAATAGGTAAAGATGAAAATGGAAATCCTATTAGGAACTTTCATCGTATTTATGATTATCAAACTATTCTTGAATTAAAGAAATGGAATGCTGTTGGAAACTTTGACCGAGTTTCTGAAATGATTGTCCGAGGTATTGAGTGGAAAGCTATGGATATCAATGCCAAAAAAGAAATGGACAAAAGAAAGAAAATTAATGTTTATGATGATGAAAAAGATATACTATCTCGTCCTTGGTTTTAACAAAAAATAATTATGGCCGCTGTATTTCATGATTTTGCTTCATACGCTTTTCCTAATCAACGTGTTTCTAATGCTGAAAAAGAAAAGCCAGAATGGTATGCTAATTGTTGCGATTATGTTATTTCTGCTGGATTAGCTGCTGCACCTGATAGAGAAGAATTAGAAAAGATGTATAGAATGTTAGCGAATGATATTCCTGATGAATTCTATGCTAAAATTCTTAATCCTTATAACGCTACTAATGAAAAGTATAAAAGGTTTCCTGCAACGATGCGTAACTATGATATTATTTCTGGAGTTATTCGTCGTTATGTTTCTGAATATATTAAGAACCCTCATGATTTTATTGTTGGAGCTAACAACCCTGATGTTGTTATGGCTCGCGATGCTCAGATTAAACAAGAAATGCTTCGTCTTGCTGAAGTGCAAATTGCAGCTAAAATATCTGAGTCTTATCAACGTTTTATAAATAAAGGTAATGATCCTCAGCAATTTAATCCTCAAGAAGCTATTGATATAAATGCTGAAATTGAAAAATTTAAGCAAGAATATATTGATAAAACTTCTGCACAAGGACAAGAGCTTCTTAATGTTATAGATGATATTACTGAAAGTCTTGTTTTATATTCACAAGCATATTTCGATTTTGTAGCATTTGGAGAATGTTATACTTACTCCGATGTAGTAGGTAACAAACTTATTAAACGAGTTGTTTCTCCTCGTGATGCTTTTCCTGTTCCTAATGATTCTCAATTCGTTGAAGATTATGATATGTTTGCTGAACGTATGAAAATGACGTATCAACAAATTGTAGATAACTTTGATGAATATCTTAGTGAAAAAGATAGAAAGTTTTTAGAAACATATTATGCTCGTCATAGTGCCAATGATGCTACTCCACTTACCTATCAAATGTATGCAAGTTACTATGGAGATATTTGTTCTAAATTTACTGCTCAAGAACGTGAAGCATTTGAGTCTAATAGTATTATGGCTCGCGATAATAATACTGGTCTATATGACGTATGGCATGTCGTTTGGCGAGGTGAAGTTCGAAGAGCTATTGTTACATATGCTGCAAATGGTTTCCTTGCTCAACGTGTAGTAAATGATGATTATGTTCTTAATCCTGAAATAGGAGATGTTTCTATTGAATATATTTATGAACCTCAAGTTTATGAATCTGTTCGTATTGGAGGACGTAATAATGCAATCTATCCTTATAAAGCAAGAGCTATTGTTTATAATCGTAAAGGTAAATTACCTTACAATGGTCTTGTAGAACTCATTAAAGGTTTTGGTCCTTTCTCTATTGTTAAAACAATGACCCCTTATCAGGTGTTTATGAACATTGTTTATTATCATCGAGAAATGGCTATTGCTAAGAATAAACTTAGCGTTCTTCTTGTTTGTAAATCACTTCTTGGTTCTTCTAAAGAAGATGTTGAGGATGCTATATATAAGATGGCTGCAGATGGTGTTTTATATATAGATGATAGTGATGACCAAAACATGCTTAAAGCTCAACAAATCAGAATGCTTAATGCTTCTATTGGAGATTATATTACACAGCTTACTAATCTTATTACTGAAATTGAGAATACTGCAAAAGACCGTGTAGACATGACGCCGCAACGTTATGGTCAAATTGCTAATAGTGCTGGTAAAGGAGTTACTGAAGAAGCTATTATGCGAGGGTCTATGGGTTCTGTTATTATCGAATTTATGTTCGATGCTATGCGAGAACGAGATTGTGCTCGTGATCTTGATTTTACTAAACTTGCATGGATAGATGGTCTTAATACATCTTATAGAGATGCAGATAATAATATTAAATATATTAGCTTGGACGTAAATAGTCATGTTTATGCTGATTATATTATTAAAGCTAAGAATTCTATTAAAGAAAAAGAAAAGCTTGATCAAATTAAGCAATTTGCTTTTAGTGCTGCTCAAAATGGTGATATGAATATGGCTATTGCTTCTATTGCTGGAGATAATGTTTCTGCTGTTAAGAATTTAATTATGAAGTTCCAAGCAGAAAAACAACAGCACGAAGAAGCCTTAAAGTCTATGGACCAACAACTCGCGCAAATGGAACAAGAGTTTGAGTTACAAAAGATTGCAGCTAAGGGTGAAGAAGATCGTAAAACGCTTGAAGTTAAGAACTATCTTGACCAGCAAATTGAACTTATTCGCGCTGACGCTAACATGATTAGTTATAATGCTGATGTTCCTGAAGCTGAAAAGACTGCTGGATTAGCTCGTCTCGAAGAAGCTCGTGCACAAGTTGAACGTGATAAAGTACAAGTTGAACGAGAAAAGAGTTATATTGATGCCGCAAGTAAAGCTGCTGACCGTGCTGTTAAGATGCATGATATTGATACTAAACTTAAAATTGCTAAAGAGAATAAAAATAAGTATGATTTTAAGAGTAAAAAGAGTACTAAAAAATAATACTGAATTAAGGCCCGGAGCAATGTTCCGGGCTTTATTATTTAGCTATATGAGGCTTTGTATATGAATTTATTAATAAAGTGAATGAAGCGGCAATAGAATAGGATTCGTTCCTTTACGGGGCGGAAAATCAAAATTTCATATAACAGTATATATAATAGTCAACGATAATATAGATTTTTGAATAAAAATTGCTATTGCTATTGCATCATATACATATTATTATTATATTTACATAGATTGTTTAACCTAATTAAAAAGTTGTTATGCCCGAAGTTGATTTTGGTTTTGGTGGCGGTTCATCTGGTGATAATGCTGGAGCTACCGGAGGACAAGCCGGTGATGGTGTTAACGACATTAACAATGGAGGAAATAGTTTAACTCCTCCTGATATTAATGACGATAACAATAATGATTCTAATAAGAACAATGGTGCTGGAGATACTACTGGAAATGATGGCGCCGGCAATGAAGGTGATAGTGGTAATAATGGTGATGATAGCAATAATGCTATTCCTCATGATTATGAAGCTGGTACTGAAATTGAAGTAGATGGTTCTACTTATTCTGTAGCCGAGAACGGTGATATTCTTGATAAAGATGGTAAAGTCTTTAAAGAAGCAAAAGATGTTAAAGAGTGGGTTGCAAGTTTTGAAGTTGAGAATACTAATCCTGATGAAATTAATATTGAAAATTTGCAGAAAACTTTTGATGTCGAACTTACTGATGAAAACGGTAAACCTATTGAGTTTGAAAATACTCTCGATGGCGTTAAAGCATATGTAGAATCTATTATTGAAGTTCAAAAAGAAGAAATTCAAGAAGCTGCTATTAATACTTTATATGCCAAGTATCCTATTTTAGAAACTTTAGTTCCTTACATTGCAACTAATGGAGGTTCTATTGAAGGGTTTACTGATATTAAAGACCGTTCCGGTGTTACTATTGACGAATCTAACGAAGCACAACAAGAAAGTATTATTCGTGAGTCTTGGACTGAGCAAAAAATTAGTGGTAATGTAGATAATTATATTGCTTATCTTAAAGCAAATGGAATGCTACTCGAAACTGCTAAAACAGAACTTGCCGCATTGCAAGAAAAAGATGCTTCTCTTCGTGAACAACTTGCACAAGAAGCAGAAGAGGCTGAACAAGCAGCTATTGAACGAGAAACACAGTTTTGGACAGGTGTTAAAGAAACTATTGATAGTAGGAATATTGCAGGATATAAAATTCCTGATACTATTATCATTGAACGTGATGGTAAAAAGATTAGTGCCACACCGGATGATTTCTTTAATTACATGTACCAAGTTGATAGCAATGGTAAATCTCGTTATGACAATGATCTTGCAAAAGAAAGTCTTGAAGACAGACGAAACGATGCTATACTTCGTGCTTATTTAAAGTTTGTAGGTGGTAATTATACCAACCTTGTTGATATGGCTATCAATGATAAAGAAGTTAAGAAACTTAAGTTGATTGCTAAAAGCCGTAATCATTCAAGTGTTAAAATTAATAAACCTCAAACTAATAAAGGTAAAGATATTGATTTAGGTTTTAAGTAACTTTTTATTAATTTAAAAAACTGATTGATTATGTATTCAATGCGCACTCTTTCGGTAGGTAAATTTGATGATAGAGGATACTCTAATGAAGAGAGTATTGCTAATCTTCAATTACAGAAGCCTGTCGAAATTAATGCTTTTCTTACTTACAATTATGGTAAGGATGATGATCGTTTTCCTCTGACGTTTCTTACTGAGGGTCGTGGTTCTGCTGGTGTTGTCGATGTTGACACTGTTCAATGGACTTGGAAAACGATGGGTCGTTTAAAGTTTGATGACTTTGTAACTTACTTTAATACGGCTAATAATAAACCCGGTGTTGGTGGTAGTGATTTTGAGGTTCACTTCTCTACTCATTGGTTTATCGAACAATATACTCTGACTGCTCCTGACGGTCACACGCAAGTTCGTATTCAGCGTGATCTTGGAGAATCTGCTCATGGTTATGGTTACATTCTTCGTCTTATGTCGCCTAATCCTGATGCTTTCGTTGATCCCGAAATGCTTGCTGTTGGTAAGTATTGGTCTATGGGTGCTCCGCTTGTTTCTGAATCGTATTCGAAAGGAAACCGGAGTAATACTATGGGTCCTGGTCAAATGACTTCTCAGCTTGAGTTCCACCGTTATTCTAAAGAGATTGCTGGTAATCTTGCTAATGTTGTTACCGAATATGAATTTGAAGGTGGTGATGGCGGTAAGAACAAACTTTGGATTAACGAAGAGATGCGACAATTTAACGTTACTATGCGTATCGCTAATGAAGAGCGTCTTTGGATGGCTGAATATAACCGTAATGCTAATGGTGAGGTTGGTCTAAAAGATATGGACAATGGCAAACCTATTCCTACTACTGCTGGTATGTTGGAGATTTGTCGTGAGTCTAATTACGATACTTACGGTGAATATCTTACTCTGAATAAGATTAAGCGTACCGTTGGTGATGTTCTTGACCGTGATACCGATGATGGAACGATGAACATTGTTCTTATGGGCGGTAAAGGTTTCATTGAGGATTTCGATGAGGCTATGCGTATGGATGCAACGGAGAATGGTTTTGTTACTCCTCTTGGCGACAAGATGATTGATGGTTCGGATGCTGGTCTTACTTACGGAAAGTATTTCCGTCGTTATAAGACTGTTGATGGACATACTATTACCGTTAAGCATTGTTCGTTCTTTGATAAGAGTACGATTGCTGAAACTGCTAAGAAGAATGGTATGATTCATCCTCGTTCGGGTCTTCCTATTACTTCTCACCAAGCTTGCTTTATTGACTTCTCTTCGTACAATGGACATCAGAATGTTCGTAAGGTTCGTATGAAAGGTCAAATCTATAAAGCAAAGGTTCTTAAAGGTCTGACTGATGTTCCTGCTTCGTGGGGTGTTCCCGAAACGAATTTTATCTCGACTGAGATTGACATGTCGCGGTTTGAGGTAAAAGACTCTCTCGGCTTGCAGGTGGACAATGCAACTAAGATGTTCCTGTTGCAGTGCAAATTGTAATTAACATTTAAACTCCTATTGATATGGAAAATAATAAAGGTACAGGGGGTGCTGAAACTGGATTTGGATTTGTCAAGAAACCCTCTACTGAAACACCTAATAATGGTAGTCGCCCCGTAGAGGAAACACCCAGTGAAGAAAAGGAAGTTGGAGCTGGTAAAGAACAACCTAAAGTTACAGTTCAACAAGAGATTGATAAAAAGAATGACGAACCTTATGTAGAACGTAAGAGTATTACAATCGCTTTGGTTAAGAATTATTCTTTCTATCGTCGTGCAAATGATAAGGTTATGACTAAACGTCGTGATTTTATTGGTAGTTCTGTTTCGAGTTCGCGTGTTCTTTCTTCTAATAAAGAAGAGGTGGAAGCCTATTTTCCTCGTTTGGTTGGTCTTTCTCCTAATAACGATAATTTTATGAATCGTGTTAAGCAGTATTTGAATAATATTCAAGTTGCTGTTGACGAATTAGGAAAGACTTTTGATTGTAGTTTTCATTATAATCATTATTCTGATTATCTTGCTATTAAGAAAAAAGAAGAAAAAATTGAGAGTAATTATAAACTTGCTAATAAAAGCAATAATAAAGACCTTCGGGCTGCTCTTAAAGAAAAACTTACTCTTCTTAATGAACTTGAAAGTTCAAAGCACAAATTTGGTTATCCTTTGAATCTTGAAGATTATATCCTTTATCGTCATTGTTTACTTTATAACGATATTGCGAAAGATACTGCACTCATTAATAGTGATGCAAGTATTCGTTTTTACTTCAAAGATAATAATAAGGAAGCCGAGCTTCAGAAAAAGCTTCGTACTGAAATTAATAACGCTAAAGCAAACTATGTCAATGTTGTTAGTGATCCTGACATGTTTGACGCAGTTTATATTCAATATTGTGTTATTAGTGGACGTCCTATTGTTAGCTCTATGCTTGAAGACCGTATTACGAAAGAAAATCAACTTGACCGTTTCTCTATTGAAGACCCGATTAAGTTTAATCATATCTGCCGTGATAACGATATTAAACTTAAAGCGCTTATTGAAACCCTTATTGCACGTGGAGAATTTATTCGAGCACAACACAATCAGAATATTCTTACACCGGAAGGTGACTTTATTGGAGCTAATATGAAAGAAGCTGTTGCTTGGTTTAAAGATTCAGCCAATAGTGCTATGGTAGCTGGATATAAGAATAAGTTAAAACTTATTTGATATGACTATTGGAGAGATGCACGTAATGTTTAGGCAACTTGCCCAGCAAATGGGAATGCAGACTATACGTGCTATTCTTCCAAGTGAGATTGACGCTTGTATTAATATCGCCATTAATGATGTGATTAAAAAGCTTATTGCTGAAAACCTTGGTTCTGCCGGTAATGAGCAAGTTACAATCTATAATGCGCGTGTTGGGCAGATAAATGGGCTAAGTACTCTTTCTAAGAGACTTAGTCTAACTGCTCCAATTAAGAGTAATCAACGAAATTGTTATACTACTTATGTTCCTTTAGATACAGTAATGTATATTACTGCTGTTGAAATTGGATATGAGGAAACTAATAGCTTTTATGATGCTCGTGTTACACAAGCTGAACTTCTTGGTAGAACGTTAGAAGATTATTGTAATGCTCCAACTTATAAATCTCCGGTGGTTGTATTTTTGGGGCAAGTTGATAGAGTTGATGTTGAGGTTTATTCTTCCTCTACGGGGAATGGCTTAATACCGACCAAGGCTAATGCAGTTATTATTTCTAAACCCGCTGTCGTTATGTATAGCGATGTTGAGGAGGATGGAGTTAATTGTGATATGCCTGACTACATGCACATTGATATAGTGAAAGCTGCTGCTGAAATATATCTTAGGAGTGTTGGAATAACTTCTAATTAACATTATTAAAATTATACAAATATGAGACAATTTATTTTGGGTGCTGCAGATGTTGCTTATGCGACTGGAGCTACGCCTGAACTTGCTGCTTCTGGCGCTGTAGGTTTTTATTATCTTAAAGATGGTAAACTCACTGTTAGTGCTACAGGTGCTGAAATGAAAGGTGAGGGCGCTATCGTACTTGGTCGCACTTCTGCTGAGGGAGGTCCAGTAATTCTTCCTTTCTACAATAATCATTTTAGTTTCGTTAAGTCGAATTATAAAGCCGCTAAGACTTTTGTAGCTGAATTTACGATTCCTGATGTTACTGTAATGGAAGATCATTCTGTTATCTTTATTAAGAAAGGTATTCAGTTTAACGAACGTGCTAATTGGACTGCTACTGTTCATGCTTATAAGACTTCGGAAACTGTTAACATGATTGCTAAGAAAATTGCTGATTATGTTAATAACAATCCTCTGCTTGGTCTTACTGCTGTAGCTGATGCTGCTAAGGTTACTGTTACTGCTACTAAACCTGGTGTAGATTACGAACTTGTTCCTGCCGATGCTTTGTTTGGTATGGAAATTACTTATACTACTCGTGGCGAAGCTGCACTTAACGATGCTGAAGGTATTAAGAAACTTGCAGATATGGCAGCTGCTGATGCAGGTATTGAATATACATATCGTGATTCGTATGTATATCTTTATCCTAACTATCCTCTCGATCCTCTTGCACAACCCAAGAAAACTGATTACGGTTTTACGGTATTTACTTTGCGTTTTGCTGTTCCTCGTGCAACGAAAACTCGTGATGAAGTAGTTCATCAAATTGTACAGATTGCTATTCCTAATAATAGTGCAAGTGCAGTCGGAGATGCAGTAACTGCTATTGAAACGGCTCTTAAAGCTATGGCTAAATTGTAGTTAATAACCTTTGTAAAGTAATTAATACAACAAACTAATTAAAGGGAGCTACTGATATTGTTCTAATGGATAATATTAGTGGCTCCTTTTTGTTTAAGTACATATGGACAATATAATACTTTATGCGTTAAAAGAGGGTTTAACTCCTGCTATTATTGTAGTTATTTATTTACTAATAGTAAAGCTGATTGATTCTAAACGAGAAAAAGCCAATATTAAAATTACTAATGAATTGGTTTCAGCTATAAATAAAATAAGTAACTTTCTTGACAATATTACTACAAATATTATTGATAAAGATAGAGATAAATGCCGTTGTGCTATCAGACAGGCTTTTCTTTCATTTGCGTCTACTATAATTGAATTTGTTACAAAAACAATTATAAATAATCATATTGCTACTAATAGAGATAATATTATTAACAATGTTGAACATTTAGTTAATGCCGAATATTATAATATTTATAATTCTCTTTCTCTTTATACTATTGATGGGAATAAGGTTAATGAATATCTTAAAGAAGAGTGGATTAAAGAAATAGAGAAAGATGCTATTGATATTATATTTAACGAAAAGTTAGATAAAGAAACTAAGATTCTTACTTTTAATAATAGAATGACTATTAAATGTCAAGATTTTGCTGTTTATGTAACTAACAAAGCTCTTTAGCATATGGTTAATTATAATAAACTTGTTTTAAATTCTACGATTTATTTAATTGAAGGTAACGAAGATATTGTTAAGAATGAAGAAGCTGGATTCATTTCTTCTAATAATATTTTTGTAAATAATCAATATATGATATTGCTTAAAACAGCTTTTGAAAATATTGGTTTATTCGATAAAGAACGTAGACAAAAACTTATAGCTATTTATAATAAAATTATAGGTGGTTATAATTATGTAAATTCTATTAAAATTCCTATTGAAGATTTTACTATTTAGCCTAATAATATAGAAATGTTAGTTGGTGAAATTATTAATGTTTATGTTACTTGTAGTACAAAACTTACTACAGATGCTAATAGTATTTCTATTTATAATGCTTATTCTACATTATTTAAAATTAGTAAAACAGATATTGTAAATAATATAATACATTTTACTGTTACAGGAGAAAATAATGGTAGTGGTAATCTTGAGATTTTTAGAGGTAAAAAATGTAAAAAATTTAGATATTGTTGTAAATTATTAACATATGGATGATATAAATGAAAATAATGTTACAAATCCGCAGTATGTCTATATGATTATTCCTGCGGATTATGCTTGTGTTTATGCTCGTCTTTTAGTTTTACTTAGCGACCTTGGCTATGAAATGTTACAAGATTGTAAAGCTGGATGTTCTGGTAGTAATAAAAATATTATTTCTTGTTGGAATATGTTTCAAGCAGCTTGTGCTGCGCATTCTCTCAATAGGACTAAAGAAGCAGATACTTTAATTAATTATATTAAAGCTCAAATTAGTAACATTTATAAAGGTTCTGGAGTTCCTGAAAATCTTGGTAGTGTTACTATGCCTATTGACGAGAATGGTGAGTTGTATGCTATGGTAACTTGTGGTTCTGTTCCTACTTTTGAAGTGGATGTTGAAACTGGTTTACTTAAAGAAGTTAAGAAACAAGGAGAAGTTTATACTGAAACTTATGGACTTACTAAAGATGATGTTCAATCTGATAAGTAATAACCGATGGTCTTCCTTTACGGGGGAGCAGCATTGAAACTGATATGGCAAATATAACAGATATTGTTAACTCTATCGTTAGATATTTAGGTAAAGTTAGTATTACACTTAACGGTCGTTGGAAAGATAATATTGAATACGATCGTCTTTGTGTAGTATATGACGATTTTGCTTCTTATATCTCTAAACAAAAAGTTCCTGTTGGTACAAAACTTACTAATACTACTTATTGGCAAGTACTTTCTAATCTCCAAGAAGAAATTAAAATTGATTATGAAACTTTTAAAGCAGAAGTTCTTGAAGATATTGCTGATTTAAATAAACATCAAATTGCTGGACGTATTGTAGTTAATAATGATAACGAACTTAATGCTTTAACTATTGAACAAGTAAATGCTGGAGCTGAGGTTTATGTATTAGATACTAAAAAGACTTATATAATTGATTCTATTGATACTCAAAACAACAAAGATTATCATGAACAAGTATATAATTCTTTAAGTACTGTTGCTTACAGTTCAGTCCCTAAAGAAGATAGAAAGGTAGAAAATATTAAAGTGCTTAAAGATTATGTTGTAGAGTTTGGTGATAAACTTACTACGTTTCCTATTACTCTTATTCAGGCCATTCTTGATCTTGAATCTGGTAAAAATTTAAGTTCTCTTCTTAGTATGTTTAATTACCTTGTTCTTCCTTGGAACGGTAATTTTGCTGCCACTGTTAACGAAGTTCCTTTGGTTATGCGTAATCTTGGAACTCTTGTTACTTATAAAGACGCTGATGGTTTTATTTGGACTAAACGTTATAAACTTAGTGATTTTAGTAACATTAATTGGTCTAATATTGATAATTGGGAGGGATGGGATTTAAATACTGCCAAGGATGAAATTATTGCTGTTGTAGAAAAGATTTTTACGAACATTGATGATTATCCCCCCGTAAAGGAAGTTGTTGTACAGAGTGTTACTACTGCTACTAACGATGTACTTAACGATATAGCTTCTCATCCAGACCTTTATACTAAATTTAAAGCTATTATTGAAACTAAAGTTGGAGATATATTTGCTAATTTAGATAATTATCCAGATTTAAAAACTCTTCTCAATACTTATGTTGTTAATCAAGTAAATTATATATTTAATAATATTGATAATTATCCTACTTTAAAAACTACTATTGAAAACGCAATTAAATCTGTATTTACTAATATTGATAGTTATCCAGCTGTAAAGAAAGTAATTACAGATAAAATTGTAGAAATTGCTCCTACTCTTATTAATTCTGTTTTTAATAATATAAATAATTATCCTACTTTAAAGTCTGCTATCGATTTAAGTGTTTACAATAGAACTGATTATGTTTTTAATCATTTAGATGATTATCCTGCACTTAAAGCTCTTATTAAAGCTGGTTCAGGTGGAGGAGGACAAAGTTCTTCTATACCTACTATTAATTTTGAAACTACTGATGGATCAATTCTTACTATAAGCAATATTGATGAAGTAAAATCTTACATATTATCTAATGTTGGAATGCCTTCAATTTGTATTGTAAATGTTATTGTAGAATCAACTATTATATATAACAAATTAAATTGTTCTATTATAAGGCATGAAAATGATTGTTTAATAACTGCTATTGGTTATGACTATAATGCTGATAATAAAATTGTTTTTCAGGGCAATATAGAAACTAATTCTTTTCAGTTATATATAATAGAAAAACCTTTAGGGACTATTTATATCAAAGCTACTTATCAAACTTCTTTAAGTGATAATCGCAAACAATTTTCAATAGAAAATAATGCTACTATTCAAATACAAAAACTTATTGAAGCTTATCCTTTAGATAATAAAGTTTATATTTTTGATTGTATAATAACTTATAAAACTGATGATCCTATGTGGACTACTGTGAAAGGTACTATGCAATTTATGAGTGATGGTGCAAATACTAATGTTGCTCAAATAGTTTGTAATTTTTGTGAAAGTGGTAATGATAATTTACTTGTTAAACAAGAATGGAGTTGGGCAGATATAAATTCTTCTATACTGATTCTTGACAAAATTGTTAATTATAGCACTACTGAATTTATAAATAAAAATCAAAAAGGAGCTGCAAGTGGAATTTGTCCTCTTAATGCAAGTTCTAAAGTAGATGCTAAATATCTTCCGTCGTATGTTGATGATGTTATTGAATTTGATATTAATACAGATTTTGCTAATATTTCTGAAATTGTAAATCATCCTGCATATACTAATAAAACTATATTAGCAAATAATAAAACTATTGCTCCTTATACTAATACTGTAATTAAAACAAATAATAATACATCTATTTCTGATTGGGTTTATGAAAGTATTGAAGCTGATAAAATTTATGTAAGTAGAACTACTAATAAAGTTTATCGTTGGACAGGTAGTGGTTTTGCTGAAATTGGTCCTGCTTCAGTAGTTATTGGTGAAATTGCTGGTACAGCTTATGATGGAGCTAAAGGTAAAGAGCTTAAAACATTAGTAGATAGTTTGCCAAGTACTTTATTAGAATCTACTGGAGCAAGTGTAGATATTGCTTCTACTGATATTGAATTACATTTTAAAACTAAATATTATGATTCTAATACTAAAACTTATATTGGAGATGATTTATATTTAAATATTCCTCTTGCTACTGAACAAAAAGCTGGTTTACTTAGTCCTATTGAAAAGCAAGTTGTTAATGGATTATTAACTATTGTTGGACCTGAATTTTTTTATCGTCTAATAGGAACAAATATTTCTATCGGTAGTCAACAATGGGCTAATATAAGTAGTAATAATTTATTTAAAAAAGCTTCTGCTATTTTTATTAAAAATGGAAATACTGGAGAAACTATTACTGCCACAGTAGAATCTTTTACTGATAATAATACTGCAGATTATAGAGAATATAATATAGTTTATACTTATATTAATAAGCTTAAACAACATTATAGATATTATGCTATTATTAAGCATTATGGTGGTGCAACAAAAGCTAATACTCAACTTATTGTATACTATAAAGAAACTGTTACTAAAAAAGGTTTTGAACTTGGAGAAGCATTTACTTGGATTGTTCAGCAAATCAATGATATTGATGGTACTTGGGCTATAAGTGAAGATGATTTTGCTAATGAATTATCTGCTTCTGGAATACAAACTGATTTATATGAATGCAGTTATCCTATTCAATTTATGATTAATTGTTGTGAAAATCAACTTCCTTTAGTTTGTAAACAAACATATGTTATTAGTGGTAGACGTTATTATTCTGAATCAGTTCCTGTAAAATGTATGTACACTAATAATGGTATAAATTCTATTAATTATTATAACTTTAAAGTAGATTTTAAAAATCAATCTTATCAATTTAAAATTAAAAAAGATCCTGATGGTTTATTAACCTTTGAGCATGGGGACGTATAATAGAGCAAACAAACGAAATTAATAATGTTATAATAAGATATATAATAAACTAAATTAATTGTAAAGTAATTTATGAAACTAACAAAAGAAAGTGTTTTAAAAACGTTTAACTCTTTAACAATGCCTGCATGGATTAAAAGAGTTATTACTTTAATTATCGATTATGTTGATGAAGCTGCTTCAAGTATTGATAGCAAAGCTGACCTCGTAGGAGGTAAAGTTCCTGCTGAGCAATTGCCGAGTTATGTAGATGATGTTATTAATTTTTGGGATATAACAACCGGTACCAGTTCTATTAGTATCATTATAAATAATGTTAATTATAATAATAGAATGTGGTTTATTACAAAAAGTACAAGTTCTGGAAGCATTGGTGCAAAATATCCTAATAAATTTATTGATTTTGGAGCTAATACTTCTGAAGAAGATTGGACAATTATTGAACCTGAAGAAGGAAAAATTTATATAAAGATTGGTTCTGGTAATGACTCAAATCATAGTTTTCGTTGGAGCGGCATTAACCTTATTGATTTAGATAAAAATTGGTCTGATAGGATAGAGTATCTTGGATTAAAGACATATACATTAGATTTAGGAACTATTACAGATACTCTTGACTTGTCTGAAAGTACAAATACTTCACAATTTGCTAACTTATATACATATCTTAATCAAAGATATAAGTTTCAATTGCTAAATTTGCTTTGGTATTATAATGGCGTTGCTTATAATTCTCCTATAATTGATGTAGATCCTGTTGAAAGAAGTTTTAGGATATATAATCAAGGGTACTTACAAACTTATAAAGTTCTCAAAGAAGATAATAATTATAGTCTTGTAAAAGTTAAGGAATTTCCTGATTTTGTATATCTTGATTATAGTACTTTAGGTGCAATTTTAGATGACGAAACTATTGAACAGATTAAAAAAGCATCTATGATTTTAGTAAATGACGATGCTAATAATCCTAATAATAAATCTATTTATGTTGTTAAATCAAAAACAAATACATATTTGCAGTTTATTAAGGTTGATGCTATAGATGGCTCTGACCAGAAAATAGTCTATAAAGAACTATCTGTAAATACTTCTACTAAAAAATGGGTAATAAATACCAAGAACTATACTCTACCTTATGGGGCTTACACTTCTTTTGGATTCACAGGTAAATCCTCTTCTGCTGTTAATCAAGAAGTAGCAAGATTAGTTAATATGAACTCTTATAATATTACTTCTTCTGATTTAAATAAAGTACATAGTGATGATAAGTTAGAGAATATTAAGAATGCTACTTATCTTATTTTAGATGAAGGTAAGACTAATAAAATTTTTATAAGAGGGGCGAGTAGTACTCGTATGATAAACTATATTTGTAATTATGACGGGTATGGTATATCTTCGATTAGTTTAAATTTAGAAACTAATATTTTAAGTTCTATTAGTATTTCTAAATTTGATGAAGGAGTTTTTGATAATTATAAAACACAAGGTGGTACTAAAACAAATAAAACTCTAATGTATAAAGAGCTTGCTGCTCAACTTACAGAAAATACTTATGTAATAGATTCGTCTAAATTAAATACTGTACTTACTAATGAAGAAGATACTGCTATATTAAATGCTACTACTATTATAGTAAGTAATTATCCTAACAATAAACCAATGGTTTTCATAAGAGGATACGACCAAACATCTCAAATAAGTTTTTTAAACACATCTGAATCTATTGATGGTAATGTAGTCTTTAATAAATTAAAATATATTAAAAATAGTAAAATAGCTTCAATTGCTGCAAGTGTTGCTAATCCATATCAATGGTATGCAACTCATGGAGGAACTATAAAGGATCAAAGTAATTTTGAATCTATTAATGCGTTCTTATATGATAGAACTTATATTATAGATAAAGCATTACTTAATACTACTATTACAGATACATCTATTCAAGATAGTATTAAGAGGGCAAATATTTTGGTTGTTAAAGATTCTACTGACAGTAGTTATAAAGTACATATTAAAGGGTTTGTAACTTCTAATGTGATTTATTTCTTTAATATGCAAAATGCAAATTCTGATAATATAATAGCTGCAAGAGTATCATTTAACACTACTACTAATTTGTTAAGTAGTAATGACGTATATTTACAATCTGCTTTCAATGCTTATAAATTAGGTGGTGGTACTAAATATACTACTGAATCGGCTTTTAATGCTCAATTTGCTAAAGTAATAGATATGACAGTAACTCAATAATACTTATGGAACAGACTCTTATTAAACAAGTATTTGATAGTTTTGATATTATCTATATCTTAATGATTAATATTGTAACTTATTTTCTTATTAAAACTGCTGATTATTTTAACGGGGACAAAAAAGTCCCCGTTCTTACTAAACGTATTTTTCTTGTTCTTGCTACAATAATTATGTTTTGCATTTATAAATATAATAATTATGATGATGCTTTAAAGCTTATTAATAGTTCTATTGCTGCTCCTGTTATTTGGACTTGGATTCTTAAACCTATAATTAATAAACTTAAAATAGGTTATAAACAAGATAATTCTAATTGATTATGATTTGGATTAAAAATAAAGTTTTTCCTTTTGGTTCTTATAATGCTATTAATATTTGTGGAATAGTATTCTATAAAGATACTCTTAGCGCTAAAACAAAGAACCATGAACGTATTCATACACGTCAAATGTTAGAAACTCTTTTTATTGGTTTTTATCTTTGGTATAGTATTGAATATTTAATTGTTCGTTTTTTCCATAAAAAACAAAATGATAGTTATCATGATGTTTCATTTGAAGAAGAAGCTTACAATAATGATACTAATTTTGACTATCTTAAACAAAGAAAATGTTATGCTTGGTTTGAGTATATAAAAATTCGTTCATATTCCTCTAAATAATTTTGTAAATACAAAATTTATTCCTATATTCGAATTGACAATATTGTCAATATAACAATCAACTAATTTTTAATATTATGGCAAAGAAGAGTAAGCCTATGATTGGAGTTGGTACTGCTGGACCTCGCAGTTCTGATGTTCGAAAAGGTGGTAAAAAGAAATAAATTATGTTGACTAAACATAAAGTTTTTCTATTACTTGCCAAATGGATTCCGGTAGTTACTGCTATCGGAATCCTTATTAATGCTACACTTGTTTACTTTAATTCTCCTGATGCTGTAAATGATTTAATGAGTTTTACAATTGGAGTTTCTATTGCAGGGATTGCTCTTATGTATTCTTGTAGTTATGCTTTTAATTTTTGTACTTGGCATAGAGTTGTTATTAGTTATAATGCCTCTGTTATGCTATTAACGTTTTTCATTAGATATACAAGTATAGAATGTGGGTATTCGCTGCTATTGTTATTATATTACATATTAGCTGGCGTTTTTACTCTAATTGGTCTGTATCTTCACAACAAAAAAAAACTAACACTACTACAAAAGATGAGCGTGTTACTCAAAGTATTGAAAAAAGAACTTCAACACTCGATTGAAAACATTGACGCCGGAAATAGTGAAATTACAGAAGAAGAACTGGTTGAACTTGTTAAACTTCTTGCTACTATAAACAAAGGCGGAGAACGTATTAGTAAAACTATCGCATGCGAAAAGATACTTCATTGTAGTCCATCTACTTTTGATAATTACGTTCGTGAAGGTATTATTCCTCCTGGCCGTAAAGTTGCTGGTTTTAAAGAACTTTCATGGATTGAAAGTGATTTTATTGGTATTAAACTAAAGAGAATAAGAAATGCTGTAAAGCAATAAAACCTTATTGGCCACTCATTGCCAACTCCACGCCCCGCAGATTAACGTCTGTGGGGCTTTTTGTTATCGTTATGTATATTCGCCGGGTAAATGTATGTTTGTATTGTAAACGTTTACAAAATCAATTACAAATTAACATTTTAAAATTTTCCTTTATGAAACTGATTAATAAAGAGAATGGTGAAGAACTTGTTGAGGTTGGTTCTCACAAGGAGTATGCTTCCAAAGGTGTAGCTGGTGCTGGTCTTGGGCTCGGTATTGCTGGTACTGCTCTTTGGCTGTTGCAAGGTGGCCTTGGTGGAGGTCTGTTCGGTAATCGCATGGGTGCTGCTGGTGCTGCTGCTTTAGGTGCAGAGGGTATTGTAGAGAAAGAAGATAAGTGTGAACTTATCAATGGTATGTGGTCGCTTGCTTATCAGGGACAGAATGCTCGTTTTAATGATCGTCAGGTTATTAACTCGGAGATGTTTGGTCTTTATAAGAGTCAAGTTGATGCAGACTTTGGTCTTTATAAGAGTACGCGTGATGGTTTTGATATTACTAATGCTCGCATTAGCGATCTGGAAACTAAGGTTGCTGTTCTTACGGCTACTCGTCCTTATCAAGATGCTCTTATTCAGTCGGATATTCGTCGTGTTGCTGAACATGCTGATTTCAACTTGTTCCGTCGTACTTGCCGTATGATTACGGGTGAGCTTGTTCTGCCTAACGAACCTACTGTTACTGGTTATCCTTCTTATAGCCCTTGCCGTCAGGTTGCTGCTACTCCTGCTCCTGCTGCTGAGTAATTCGGCCGTGATGCTTCCTTTACGGGGGAACTACTTTGGGTTTCGGTTCAAAGTAGTTCTTCTTTTCAAACAATAAGAAATAAATAGCTATGACTAATCCCAATTATACAGTTAATTTTGGCGTTGACCCTCTTCTTCAAAATCCTTATAGTCCTAATAACGTTGACTATGAACGTGAAATTGAAGATAGAATGAGAAAGTTACAAGCCATGAAAGAGCAGTATAGTCAAATTAAACAACATACTGCTACTAATTCTCTTTGGACTGAAATTGATAGAGAAGTTTCAAGTCTTACAGAAGATCAAAGAAATATTCTTTTCAATAGTGAAACTTATTCTTCTATTGATACTGAATTAAAACTACTTATTCAGCAGGCTCTTATTAATTCTGTTAAGAGTGTTGTTGAATCTTCAGAAGTTGGTAAAGATTTACTGACTAAACAATTGAATTTTATTAAAAGTAGTAAGGATAAAATTGTTGCACAATCTAATAAAGAAATTGAAATGTTTAAAAAGTTTCAAATTGCAGCTAAGGCTAATCCCGAATTAACATATAAAGAATTTATTAAAACTATTAATGATAAGTAAACTATGGTAAATAAAGAAATTATTATCAATAAACTTATTGAATTTTTCAATAATAAACTTACAGTTTTATCAAGCGATAGTCAACTGGTTAATGTTTTTGTTCGTCCTTTTGTTGCAAGAATTATAAATAATAATATTTCTAAAATAGACAAAGCGTTATCTTTGATTGCTAATGAAGATGGGATGATTGATGCTGACGGTATTCTTAATGATGTCGTTGACAATCTTATTTCCTCCCCCGTAAAGGAAGAACATGGGATGGCAATTGGAAATGGAGCTGTTGAAATTAAGATTCCTTTTATGAGCAAAGCTATTTGTTTAGATAAGGATGATATACAAGAATTTAAAGATATTTTAAAACAATATAACGTTTAAGATTATGCACAAGTTTAAAGAAATGGTAGACCATTATAAGTCTACACATAGATTAGATAATGAAACTGCTTGGGATATTATTAGTAGTTTTGATAGTCATTTTCAACATAAAACTCAAGAGGATAAAGATGCTTGTTGGGAGATTATGTGTAATATACATGAAAAGATTAAAGGTCCTCACTTTGATGAAGTGTATGGAGAATGGCAAGTTGAAGAAATGTATCATATAGACGGTAAAGGAAATAAAATTACTCGTCATATGTTTACTCCGGAAGATGCTAAAAAGATTTACGATAAACGTGTTAGAAATATCAATAGCAATATTACTGTATGGGATGTTTATGTTGCACTTAATGCTCAATACCATGACAATATAGTTTTATATGAAAAATGGTTTGGCAATATTAGTGAAGACGAAATGAAAGAAAAAATCATTGAAGCTACTATCGTTAATTGGTTTGAGGATGTAGATGCAGATGATGATAAAGTTTGGGAGTACTTTAAAGCTATTTAAACTCTTTATTTTCTTATTCTTTGTGTGGCTCGGCGTATTAACGTCGAGCCTTTTTGTTTGTCTTATTATAAAAGTTTTGCAGAAATGCAAGTTATTCCAAATATTTTTTATATCTTTATTGTGTATCATAATCTTATTAATGATAATATGAGTTCTATTAATCAACTTGTTTCTGAGATTGCACATGTTGCTCAAGAGCCTAATAATAATGCTCTTCGTGTTGCAATTAAAAGAGAGATTATTCATGCTCGTAACGAACTTATTCGTAAGAGTTATAATAATCACTCTATTACAGACAAAGTGCTTCAACAGCGTTTTCGTCTTAGTCTTATTGATGTTCCTGATGGAGATTTAAAAGGTACTGATGATCTTAAACTTTCTGTTATTAAACGTACTACTCAAAAAGTACTTCGTCCTACTCGTCTTCCTCATAATATTCCTTTTCATTCTGTAAGAACTGCTGGTGTTAATAATCCTCATGAAATTCCTTTTGCAAAAGAGGCTTCTGCAAGGTTTAATAATTTTCTTCCCGGTATGTGTAATCTTGCTACTTATGATTACATTAATGAATATATTTATATTCGTATTTCTCCTGGCAATTATATTGCTAATCTTAAAAATATTATTATTGAATCTGTATTCGAATACCCTCAGATTATTAAAACTGAAACTATTGAAGGTGAAAAAGTTATTAACGAATTTACTATTGATGACGATGAATTCTTATTGCCGGAAGATCTTGTAGGTGCTGTTAAAGATATGGTTTATCAAAGGCTTCATTTAGAGATTCATCGTCAAACTAATGAAACTCCTGAAATTAATAAACTTAGAGGATAAAATATGAAACCCGATTATAAGATAAATGACTACTATTATATGTTTGTTAACCAAGCTAAACAAAACATTCCTATTTATAAAGAAAAGTATGAAACCGCTTATGCTATTCTTTTAGATTGTAAAAATCGTTTGATTGAGAATGTTACTGAACTTTATGACCTTGGTATCAAACTTATTGATTTTCCTATTGAATGGGGAATGACTAAATATAATAGTGAAGAATTACTTTTTAAGAAAGCACATAAGATGCTTAAAGAGTTCGAAGTTGGTCCTAAAAGATTATTAGTTTTACAAGTTGTTAAATACTGTGGTTTGCTTAAACATTGTAATCGTCATATTAATAATTATGAAGTTGCTAAAAGTACTTCTTCTTTAAAGTTTAAAGAATTTAAAGCATTAGTTAATAAATTTTATGGTTATGGCGTTCATAAAGCTATATTAGATGGATACGCTTATGCTTATAGTTATGGTATAGGTGATCTTCTTATAAGTCGTTGGACTACTGGTAAACCTAAAATGATTATTGATTTTGCCGCTACTGCTGCTAAGAAGAAACAACTACTTGCTGAAGGCAAAGAACTCTATGATGCTAAAAAAGCTGCTTGGTATGAAGCACGAGGCATCAAATATGAAGTAGAAGATTATAGGGTTTATAGGCAAGATAATTTTTATTATGAAATAGATATTGTTAATAGCAAAATACTACATAAAAGTAAACAAGAATTTAAAACTGTTGAATATATTGATCTTCCTCTTAGAGGTAAAAGTCAAGAAGAAGTTTCAAAACTATGTAAAGACAGGGAAGATATTCTTAATCTTAAAGTTAATATAGCATATAAATTAAATGCTACTCTTTTTAAATATCCAACGGATTATTTAAAGTATATTAGAAATGCTGAACAAGATAAATACAAACGTGGAGCACATAATAGCAAAAATAGACAACGACTTTAATCCAGATACAAGTGATTGGATTCCGCGTGTTGCTGCTTGGTCTATTGATGCTATGTCTCAATTAAAAGTTCTTAGTACTGAAAGAAAGAAAAGAACATTAAAAGTTATTGACCGTATTGCTTATTCTCCTTGTGCTATTAAAGTGCAAGGACTTGTTGTTTATGATAAGCAAGGTTGTAAAATTCCTATGATGTCTAATGCAAATGGGAAACGGTGTTGTTCCTCTACGGGGGAGCAACAGTGTGGAATGCGAACTGGTACTGCTGGTGTTAGTTATAATCCTAACGCGGCTTATGGACCTGATATGTTTGCTGAGACTCGTATTGATAAAGATTACCCTGATCGTTATAATGTTAAAGAAATAAAACGTAATGGTAAAACTTATCATAATTATGTTCTTATTAGTGAAAATCAAATAGAACTTAATTTTGATACAGATGAAATCACTATTGAAAGTGAAGAAGTAAAAACTTATTATAGTGATTATTACCACTGTGATTTACCTGAGATTCCTAACAATGGTTTATTGATTGAAGCTATTGGTGCTTATTGTATGTATAAAATGCTTACTCGTGGTATGAAACATCCTGTATTAAATCTTAATGCTAACAATCCTGCTATTAATCCTTATGTAGCTTGGGTTGAACTTCGTAGTAAAGCAAAGAGTTCTGTGGCTATTGATGGTCAAGGAAAATACAATGGTAATGCTTGGGGAGGTATGTTCTATAATTTCACTTTTAGACGTGATGAATAATTATGAATATTGTTCCTAAACTTAATCTTAATAAACATCCTAAAGATTGCGAGAATCTTTCTTTGACTCTTGCAAAGAATGTGATGATTAGTGGGGACATGAGTTGCATTACCAATGAACCCGGTATTGAAAATATTGCTGGAATAGAAGCTGGTTTAAATGAGCGTTTAAGTACTGCATGGAAGATTGTAGGCTATATTCCATGTAATGACGAAGTTGTATTATTTGTCGATGGCGCTCTAACTGGTTATGATGATAAAAATCATCATATATTTAGATATAGAGAAAAAGATAATACTTTATACTATTGTACTTCTAATTGGATTTGGTCTGGAGGTAGAATTAAAGGTACATTTACTTACAATGTTGAAAATGATCTTATTGTTTCTATTGCCGAATATGGTGTAGAAAATAAAGATATACCTTTAAAAACTATTAATCTTGGTCATTTTCCTACTGATGGCTCTAAGAATGTTGAAGGTGGAGATTTAGACCTTCCTGATGGTAAGTTAGCTATTTCTCCTGAACTTAAACTTCCGAGTTTTAGTGATGTTAGTTATATAGCAGGTTCTTGTTATAAAGGCTGGCATTATATTTATATTCGTTTTAAGATTAACGAAGTTGATTATACTCAATGGTTTCATATAGGTTATCCTATATTTATGGATACTTATGAGAAAACTCAAATAATGCGATATGCTTTTGGAGCTAAACCCGGATATACTGATAATAATAAAATTCTTACTAACTGGCCCGATGATGGTTTTTGTACTGGATGTTTTGATGATATAAGCTCTAATGGAGATGTAGCTTCTAATACATTCAAAATAACATTAAATATTAATAATATTGTTGATAATTTTGAATATTATCAAATTGGTGTAGTTTGTGCTTCTAAGAAATATACTAAATCTTGGAGAACTTCTGATGTAAGAGTTATTAAGAATGAAACTTCAAGTTGGTATAGTCAAGATTATATTTTTGATATTCAACAATTAGTTGAAGTTGATCTTCAAAGTTTTATTGAAGAAAATTATAACTACTTTAATGTTAGAAACATTATAAACTATAAGAATAGAGTTTATATTTCTAACTATAAAGAACATTCTCTTAACAATAATAAGATAACTCAATCTATTATTGATGCTATAAATGTAAGACTATATAGTAATGATGGTAACTATTATGGGCCTACATTAGATAGCAATATAAAATATTGTGTTACGTTCTATAATCCCAGTGCTCAAGCTTCTCCTTTACAGTATTTTGTACCGTATAGTAGAATGAGCAATGGTACAAGTATTACTGCTGCTGAATTTTTACATTTACCTTATGGTACTGTACGTAAGGTTAGAGTATCTGGAGATAGTACTACTGATACTGCTACTGATACTGATTTAAGTAGAATATATTTACGTGCTAAATCAAGTGGTAGTACTGTTTCGATTCCCGCTAATGTAGAATTCTATAATGGTCTTACTGGTACTACTGGTAATATTCTTAGAGTATATTCTGATCCTAATGACGGTTCTTATTATTTTGAAATTAATGTAGGAGATTGGTTAATGGCATCTGTTGAAAAAGTATATGATAATGCTTCTACTTTTGAAAACAGACGTACAAGGACTACACTTATTCCTAATGAAGTATATAATTTCTTTATTCATTTTGTTGATAAATATGGTCATGTAACTAATGGTTATAGACTTGAAAATAAAAAAACATATATTGATCCCGTAAGTGGTAAAAAATCTGTACCTCTTCCTATTAATTTTACAAGTTCTGTTAGTCAAAATAAAGATGTGTTTTATGTTCTTGTTCCCGAAGATACTACATTTAGTAATTTAAATTCTGCTATTGTTAATAACAGATTATATAAAGTTGCTAATGATGGTTCTGAAGAACCTGACATTGATTTAACTACTCCTTATACTTCAAGAACTTTAGATCAAATTAAACTTACTGTAAACAAGATATATAATACCTTTATGGGTGATTCTGATTACAGTAGTTTACGTATATATCAAGTTGTAAATACTGCTGTTGGAAATAACTTTGGTATTTATATAAATAATAATGGAGATCGTCTTCATAGAATACCTAAGAAGAAATTTTATACTGATCCCGATTATGATTGGGGTACTCATAGTTTCTATACATATGGTATTTATGTTGATGTTCCTCAACTTCCTGATGGATATATTGGATGGTTTATTAGTTATGAGAAATTTGAACCTATCCAACGTGTTACTGGGTTCTTAACTCGTAATGATTTTAGAACTATTAGTAAAGTTAGAGGCGCCAATGGTAATATCCAAGATACTTTAGATACTTCTAATTGTAAGATGGCAAATATTATGTTTTTATATAGTAGTAAATTTGACATATCTGATTCTATTAAACTTGATTATAATGTTCTTGAAATTGAATTACAAGGTGGTTATACACCTGAGATTCGTTATTACGATAGTATATCGAGAAATGGTTCTACTGTTTATCCTTTTGACTTAAATAAAATTATTTACGATCTTACTGATGTTCCTAAAACTGTTACAGGAACTGGTAATCAAGCTGGAGAAACAACTGAAACTCAGTATATTATTGCAATGCCTAAATTTGAATTAGTAGTTGCTGATGCTGCTAAAGGAGATCGTGTAGGTTTAGGTTCCGCTCTTCAACTTGAAGATAATACTGCATTATTTGCTTATGAATCGGGTTCTGATAAACCCGATATTAATGTATACTTAGCTACATTATACAGCCATACTTTAAACTTGTATATGTCCAAGAATAAAGAACTTATTCGAATGACAGATATACAATATTCGACTGGAGAGAAACTATTTATTAATGGTCTTCCCGGTGTTATAACTTATGATGGAGTTATTATTTATGAGAATCCCGGAATGAGTTACAATACTGAAGATTTTACTATACGTCGACTTAGAGGAAATAACTCTAAATATATAGCGAGTGAGTTTACTGGTGATCCTCGTAGAGTATATAAGAACATGATTCCTTTTGCTAATTATGTTCAATTCCCTTGTTATGATACATATTTCTATGAGAGTAAACAATTTAACAATACGCCTCAAGCATATGTATTTCCTGTAAATAATGAAACTGCTGATAAAAAATCTACTTGGGCTGGTGCTATTGTAGAACCTAAAAATAGTATTGACTTATTTGCTAATTCACAAGGTTCTGCTGATGACTTTAACATAAAGAAATACAGTAACTACCGAGAAGATGTATTGTCAGTAGAAGAATATGATAAAACTGTTCGTCGTAGTAATGTGATTCAAGATGAGAGTCGTGTTAATGCTTGGAGAACATTTCCTGTTGAAGGTTATAAAAATATTACTGAAAATAAAGGGATTATTACTAATCTTATAGGTATTGGTACTTATCTTCTTGTACATACTCAACATAGTTTATTTATGTTTAATGGGGATAGTACTCTTAAAACAGAAAATAAAGATATTCAATTAAGTCAACCTGATGCTTTTGAAACTAATTATGTTGAAGTATTTACTTCAGATCATGGTTATGGAGGACTACAAGATGATTTAAGTTTTGTTGTTGATCAATTTGGTTATATCTTCTATAATAATGATTTTCGTCAATTATTTCAATTTGATAATGGTAAACTTAATGTTATTGACCAAGATATTACATTATGGCTTAAAAAGATTAACGCTAAGAATGTAAGATTTGCTAATGATAAATTTAACAAACGTATACTTATAAAATTTGATTATACTGATGGAATTAATGCTGATGTATTGAGTTATCATTATGATAATGGAGGTTTTGTTTCATTACATGATTATTATTTTACAGAAGCATTTAATACTAAAATAAAACTTTATATGTTAAGTAGAGATTTTAATACTCCTAATAATAATGATAAAGTTTATACTTTTAATGAACAGGATGAGTATGGTATCATCCCTATTCAAATGCGAAATACTAAAACTCCTTCTAAAAAATATAATACAAATAATAATACTTTTGGTAGCTATATAAATATTATTATTAATAGCGAATACGAGGTAATTAAACTTATTGAGTTTATTAAATATAAATTACGAAAAGTTGCAGGTATTGCCAAAGAAGATTTTACTTACTCCCCCGTAGAGGAACAGCAAACTCCTTATGCTGGAGATATTATTAGAATCTTCAATGATATATGTGACAGTGGAGATATTGATGTTTCAGTTAATATTTATAATCCAGGTGATTATAGAAAACCTTGGTTTGAACTTGGTAATTGGAACTTTAATTATTTCCGTAATGATATTAATAAACCTAATCCTACTGCTAAAGATATTTATACAAGACTTTATGGGAATTTCTTTGTTATTGAATTTAGATTTAATAATATAGATAATCTTCGTATAGAGTTTGAAAATATTGATGGCAGTGTTGTTAAAAATAGACAATTATGAAAAAAGTTGTAATTAAACGTAAAAAAGCTTTTATTGGTGCCGCTATTGGAGCTGTTACTGGAATTGCTGGTTCTTTAATTGGTGGAGCTAAGAAACGTAAACAAGAAAGAGCTATGCTCAAACAACAACAAGAAGAACAAAATAAAATTGAGACTTATCAAAATGCTCAAGCTTTAAGTTCTGGAGTTGCTGACCAAAGTTATGTTGAAGATTATCAAAAAAAGATTACTTTAAAAATGGGTGGTTATACTGATAGAGTTAAGAGTAAAAAGAAAGCTGTAAACCGCATTTATCGTTGTGGTGGAAGAAAAAAAGCAGAACTTGGCGCTGATTCTGGCGCAAAATGGAATAAAACAGATACTGAAAATTTGATTAGCGGTCTTTCTGCTGGTATTCAAAATGGTATTAATGCTTCTGCTGGAAATTATAATCCTATAACTCCTCAAATTACTAAAAGTGGAGCAACTACTTTACAAAATAATAAGTTAGCTCAAGATGCTAAAAATAAACGTATCATAGATAGTAATACTGTACAACCTGCTGCTCCTACAAATGCTGGTAATAAATATCTTACTTCTTCAACTGCTCGACTTGGATGTCGTAGAAAAGCCGCTATTGGTGCAGAAATTGGTTCAGCAGCTGGAGGTGTTGGAAGTCTTGTAGGTTCTTTATTTCAAAGTAGTACTGCTCCTAAACAAGTTAAGAAAGCTGTTGGTTTCAGTAGTAGTGCTCCTAAAGTTGGTATTCAAAAACCTGATTATCAGCAAAATGCTGGAAATGGAGAACAGATTGTAGATGGTAATATTGTTAATGGTGCTAATCCTACTAATGATGTTTATAAGAACCGCACCGATGCTTACCGTTGCGGTGGTCGTAAACGTATGAAACGTAAATAAAAAGTATTTGCAGGCTATTCTTTGCATATTATATATTAAGGTGAACAAATGTAAAGCCTATGTATATGAGTTAAACAGAGAGCCGGAAATACAAATTTTTATATAATATTTTTACAATGGCTAAGAAAAGTCTTAAACCTAAAGTAGTGTCTGGAGGAAAAGCTATTCCTGTTGGAAAAAACTACTATTACATGAAAGGTCGCAAGCACGAGCAAGGTGGTATTGATATTGGTGCTGATCCTAAGAGCGGTCTTGAGGTAGAAGATGGTGAAGTAATGCACCTCTCTAAAGATGGAGTTAAAGTCTTTAGTGCGCAGCCTATTTTAAATGGGCAAAGTCCTGCTGAGAAAGTTCTTGGTGGCGACAATCCTAATGATGTTTTTAATGCTCAAGAAGAGTTTAAAGACAGAAACAAACTTAATGATGACGGTAGTAGGAAGTTTCGTACTGGAGGTTTAAGTAGAGCAAAAGATTATGGCTCTTCTAAAAAACCTTATCCTAAAGTTAAGAAAGGAGATTTTGCTGGAGGTGGCAGAAGTTATCCTATTCCTACAAAAGCTGATGCTGTTGACGCTTTGCGATTAGCTGGGCTTCATGGTAGGTCAGATGTTAAAAGTAAAGTTTATAGTAAATATCCTGAACTTCGTAAAAATAAAAAAGAAATGGGAGGAGAGAGTCCTAAACATAAACTTGTAGAGGTTACTATTGGTGGGAATAAGCGGCTTATCCGTGTGCCTTCCTCTACGGGGGGAAAAGTAAAAGCTGCTTTGGGAACCGATGAATATAAACGTTACGATCCTATTATTAGCAAAGATCAACAAGATAAGATTAATAATAGACTTGGTTTTAAAGCATTACCTGTTGAATATGAAGAAGGTATTATTCCTCAATCTAAGACTGATGATTATGAGGGACATGAAACTCCTGCTTTCAAAACTTTAACTCCTGCTGATTATATTGGACTTGGAGCTAATACTATTGGAGCTTTAGCAAGTGGTATTAGAAATCGTAATACTATAAAAGGTATGCGATATAGCAAAACTCCTACTCCTATTGCTGCTGCTAAATTGAAAACTCGAATTAATATTAATCCTCAGATTGATAAACTTCGAGAAACTGTTAATAGATATTACAGAGACGTAGATGCTAATACTGCAAGTAGTAGAGTGGCGCTCGCCCGTAAAGGAAGAGCTTCGGTCGATGCTCTTTTAAAGAGTAATGAACTTTATGCCAATAAAGAGAATATAGAAACTCAACTTATTAACCAAGATAAGATGAATCAGCAAGCCGTTCGTGCTCGTAATATTGAACAATATAATCGTTGGGCTGCTGGTAAAGCTGATTTTGAAAATAAGAAACGAGAAATGCTTGCTGAAAATACTATTTCAACTATGGAAGGTCTTAATAGCGGCATTCAAGATCTTATTGGTAGAATTGAAGTACGTCGAAATACTAATAATAATCTTGCTATGATTTCTGCTGCTAATCCTAATGTTACTGGTCAACTTTTAAGGGATGTAGGATTTGATGCAGATTATTATATACGTGATGATGAAACTCGTAGTCAAGCACGTAAACGTACACGTAAAGAAAAGAGTAATGCTAAAGGCAAAAAGAAATAATATACTATTATGAAAGCGTTTAATCCTATTCATAGAAGTAATGTCAGCCCTGTTGACATTGATACTTTCGGTAATACATATCGTGAATTAGAACAAGGCCATCAAAGAGCTGTTCAATTTGAATCTGCTCTTAAAACTGAAATGGCTAAACTCGACCTTAACGAAGCCGAAGATGCTTGGCGTCAACAAAAGATTGACGGTATTAGAACTACATTGAGTGAGAATACTAAATATGGTAATGCTGCTGGAGCAGTAGATGATTTGGTTAGAGCACAAGGAGATATATTTTCTGACCCGGCTCTTCTTGGTAGACTTAGAGCACAACAAGATTATAAGACTTATATTGATAATTTAGATAAGCGTACAGATTTATCTGAGGATTATAAGAATTATTATCGTGCTCGTACTAAATATAATTATCAAGATATAACTGACGATAATGGAAAAGTAGTTGGTGGCACAAAATGGCAACCTAATGAAAGACCTGTTAGTCAGATTGATATGAATGAAGTATTTACTATTGCACTTAAATATATTTCTCCTGATTCTGGTACTTATGAGAATACTATGTTTTTAGATCCTAATACGGGTAAAACATCTAAAACTTATACTCCTGGAGCTGAATTAGTAAGACTTAATACTGTTACTAATTCTTATGAGAAACTTGGTGCTGATAAACTTCAAGCAGCTGTTACTGCTGCTATGAATGCTAATCCTGCTATTAAAGCAAGTCTCGAACAAGACTTTAAAATTGATAAATGGAAGCATGAACAAAATCCTTATATTTTTACTGATGCATATAATAATAAAGGTGTACTTAAAACCTTTAATGAATATGTTCAAGATAAAATTGATCCTTTTATTACTGCAAAGAAATATAATAATTTTGTAAGTAAAAATAATTATAATGATAGTTTACTTAATAGTCTTTGGACCATTAAGGCTAAAGCTGCTGCTAAAGGTAATAATACTAAAATGACTCCTTCTGCTACTCCTCCTACAACTGATGTTTCAGGTCCATTAGTAACCATTGATGCTACTCCTAATCCGGAAACGTTAACAAGATACAGAGCAGCTTATGCTAAATTTAATGATATTGTTAATAACAAATATAAAGATTTAAATCTTTTTGTTACTCCTGATATGTCGCTTGATGATGTTAATAATTTACTTAATAAAACATCACTTGGCGACTTTGAAAAAGATGATATACTTAAAGCATATGCTGCTGTTAATGAAGCTACTGCTGCCGACAGACTTACTTTACAACAAGCTACTTCTGGTGTTTCTCAAGAAGCTCGTTCAGCATATAAATTTTTACAAGAACTTCAAAGTGGTTCTATTAGTCCTATAGATGAAAATGATGATGAAGCTACTAAAAGATTTAAACAAGAATATGCTAACATAGTTAATGCCATATATGGTAATGGTGATTATGTTGGAGTTGATTTAGCTGATAAACGTATGTTTGATGCGTTTGTTTCAAATCTTGGAGGTAGAGAAGTTTTAAGTAAATATAATATTGAACAATCTAATTTTCCTGATGGTAGAGTTCGTGTAACTATTCCTAAAGAAATGTCTGATGGTCTTTCAAACTTTATGATTGCTGCTGGTAATGCTTATGAAGAAAAGGGTATTTTATCTCGTGCTTGGAATTCTTTTAGAGGTAAAGTTGGCGGTAATCCTCAAATGAGAGTTGTTAGACTTGGAGTAGATAAAAGTTCAATAGAAGATTTAAGTTATGATCGTAATGCTTGGATGACTGCTATGGGACAATCTGCTACATCTGCTGGACAATTTTTTAGAGGTATAGCCGAGCCTATTGATAATATTGTTTCTACATTAAGTCCTAATAATTGGGCAGATGTATTTAAGTTACAAGTAAAGAAACTTACTAAAAATGCTGATGAAGTATTTGAAAATAATACTAAAGAAGTTCCTGTTACTATAAATCTTGGAGTTAATCCTCGTGATTGGCAATTACAACAATATAAGAGTGGTGCTTCTAATAGTAAAGAAATTACTTACTATGATAAACTTTCTGAAGATGAACAAAATAAATATATTACTCATCTTCGTGCTATTCCTGGTATTCTTAATAATAAAAAGATATATGTTAATGAATTAGATGAAAAGGGTTATCCTACTGGTCGTTATCGTGTACCTACTGATGAAGAACTTCGTTGGTTAGATGCTGCAAGAAGTGGTATTGGGGACAATAAAATTATTGCAGATAAACAAGTACACATTCCTACCATTAAAGGTAATCATCCTTTAATTACTTTATTGCCTGATGATAGTAAAGTAGCTACTGCTGCAAGAAGTGGTTTTGAGAAACTTAAAAGTTCTCTTAAAGATACTAAATCTAATATAGGTTTTATTATCATAGATGGTATTAACGACCCTTCATTTAATGCTTATAATAATAGTTTAGAAGCTGCTGCTATTCAAACTTCTGAATTATTGTTTTATCAAAACGTAGCATTTGATGTTCCTATTATTGGTCAAAGATTTGTTGTAGGTACTGATCCTGAAGATAAAAGTCGTTATGCTATTTATGAAGCAAGCGATATTGAATCTCCTATCAATAGTGGATTAGATTATACTTTTGTTAATAAAGCATCTACTTGGAAAACTTTTGATGCCGCTGCTCGTAGTGGTCTTTTAAGAACAGAAGAAGAACAATTATCTGCTGTTGCTGCTTATAGAGATTTACTTGATGCTACCGGTATGTCAGAAGGCATGAGAAATAGTTATATTAATGCTTATATAGCACAATATTTCCAAAACAATGAAACCACTAAGTAGTGAAGAAATTAATAATTTAAAGAGTGATAAGGGACTTGCATCAGTGCAAGTCCCCACTTCTAATAATATAGAAGAAAATCCTCTTGCTTATTCTGGTCTTAATAAAGATGCTATTGCTCGCACACCAAAGTCTATTGACAGCGAAACTTATAATAAATATCGTAATTACGATGTATATTTAAATGTTAATAGTGATCTTAAAGAAGCAGATAAACAACGTGCTAAGAACCAAGGTTTTCTTGAACAAGTTGGTCGAGGTGTTGGTCAAGTTGTTACTAATGAAATAGTTTTAGGTTCTCTTAGAGGATTTAGCGATATATTTGATTCTGTTTATAATGTTGTTGCAAATGAAGGCTATAACGATTATACTAATCCTGTTAGTGATGCTATTGAAAATGCACAAAATTCTATTAGAGAGAGATTAGAAGTATATGAACAAGACCCTGATTCTACTTTTAATTTTACTGATTCCGGTTGGTGGATTAATGGTCTCACTACTATTGCTTCTACATTATCTTTAGCTATTCCTGCTCGTGGTATTACAGGTGCTGCTAATGCGTTGGGAAAACTTACTAAAGCTAACAAAGCTTTAAAATACGCTACACGTGGTAAATATGGTATAGGCGCTGCTCTTACTAAATTGCCTAAGAATACTAAGTTTACTACGAATTCTATTCTTAATGGCGCTATGATAGAAAAATATGGCAGACTTGGTGCTGATGCTTTACTTATGTGTACTGCTGAAAACTATCAAGAAGCTCGTGGTGTTTATCAAGAAGTTTATGATAGCGCTAAAGAACGTTGGGCTAAAATGGACGAGAAACAAAAAGAAGATATACTTTCTCGTCGCCCTGATTGGCAAGGTTTAACTGATGATGAAGTTGCACAAGCTATTGCTTCTGAATCGGCCGGTAAAACCTTTACTAACGATATGTGGTTTTTAGCGTTAGACGCTTTTCAATTAAAAAGTCTTACTAATCTTTATAGAGGTGTTGGTAAAACTGCTGCAAGTTCTGCGCTTCGTGCAAAGAATTTAAGTTCTGTTGCAAGTCTTACTGCTGATGGCGCTAAAGAAGCAAGTAAAAAATATGGTAAACTTTGGCAAATTGGACAATCTTTAAAGAAAATAGATAGTCCTCTTTATGCTGAACTTTCTGAGGGTTTTGAAGAGGGTTGGCAAGGTATTCAGACTGAAAGAGGTAAAGAATATGCTGAAAAGATATTTGACCCTAAATATAAAACTCGTGATTTAGCTTCTTATCTTTCTGATTCCGAAATATGGGAACAAGCCTTTTGGGGATATGTTGGAGGTATTGGTTTCCAAGCTATTGGGCAAGGAGTTAGTGGAGCTAAAAATAAAATAGTTAATGCTTGGGAGAAACAACAAGCTAAAGATAAAAATGATATAGTTCCTGAAAAACTTACTTATGAAAAGTTAAGAGAACAGGAAATTGAGGGTCGTGAAGTTAAATTTAATGAGTTACTTAATGATCTTTCTATTCTTGAAAATGAAGGGCGCAATCCTTATGCTGAGAAAACAGTTGAAGGTATTACTAATTATAAAAATCAGTCTTCTGAAATATACGGACAATTAGATCCTGTTGCTGATAAAGCTGTTATTAAAGAAATGCTCATTAATGACTTTGTAACTGATATTACAATGTCTGCTGTTGAGGTTGGTAACGAAAAGCTTCTTATTGAATATCTTAAAAATCCTAATCTTAATAAATATATTAATGAGAATTTCAAAGATAATAACCAATTAGATAGAGCTATTCTTGAAAGAGTTGAAGACGTTAAAGATAAATACTATAACGAACTCTGGAAAGTAGCTAATACTGTTAATGGAGATAATGAAAACATTACTGCTATTATAGCTCGTGAAAGAACACGTAATCGTTTTCGTAGCGAAGCACTTCGTAATGCTGCAAGTAATGTAGGTATTGAAATAGATAATATCAATACTGATAATTTCAATTATAATCCTCAAGCTGAGTATGATAAAGTAGCTCAGATTATTGAAAAGGTTGACCAAATCAATCTTAAACCTTCTAATAAAAATATTACAGAACGTATTAACGAAACAGATAATGCGACTAAAAGTTATAATTTCTATATTGAAGAACTTAAAAAGAATCCTTATGTTGCTACACAAGTTGCAGAGCGTGTAGCTCTTGGTAATGAAATAAGTAATCAAGAAGTTGTTAATATTGCTAAAGATTATTTAAAGAGTAAGGTTGAAACACGTGAAGCTCTTAATGATCTAATTATTCGTAAAAATGATCTTGAAATTGCTGCTGGTTTAAGAAATGCTCTTCTTAATCAAAGTGATGCTGAAATTCAAGATAGATATAATGAGATAGGTTTTACTATTGATAAAGCTGTTAAAAAACAGATTACTTCTGCTTATGATAAAGTAAAAGATAGAATCCTGCAAAATGCAGATAGAATGTCTGATGAAGACATTTTATTTGATTTACGAAATAATGGCGGTATATTTAATGATTTACAAAAGGAAATTGAAACTCTTAATATTGGATTCCATAGTGGTCGTACTTGGCATGCTATGTTAGAAGCTGATTTAAAGGGTAAGAGAAAGACTGATGAAATTATTGCTAATACTGCTGAAGTTAATGGAGAACCTGTTTCTGCTGAAAAAGCTACTGTACCAGAACCTGCTCCTGAAGTAGTTACAGATGATGCTGCAAATACTGATGAGGCCGGAGATGCTTCCCCTACGGGGGGAGAAGTAATAACAGATGATACTGGTCAGGCAGTACTTGCAGATGTTCCTCCTGTTGAAATTGAAACTCCTATTGAACCTTCTCCTACTGAAGCTAAAGTAATTAAAGATATTGATGCAGAATATACTGCTGAATTTGGAGAAACTCCTACTATTTATACTATTCGTAGCATTATTGTTCATAATTATAAAAAATATAAGAATATATTCGATAAACTTATTAAAGACGGTATTAATCATGAAAGCGAAGAATATCGTTTTATTCGTGAAAAGTTAGATAATAAGATTAAAGATTATAATGTAGATTCTGATGTTTATGAAAGAGTAGTTAATGGTGCTATTGAAGAAGCTCTTCGTTTTATTGAAAAGAATAGAAATCGTACTACATTTGCTTTAACAACTTCTATTGATGGTATTCAAGATCGTAGAATTATTGAAGATTTTCTTAAAGAATTTGTTGAAACCAATAAAATTCCTGTTAATAAAAATGCTAAAACTTATATTAATGTTGACCATATATTTGCTAATCTTTTAGAAAATAAAGATATAAGTTTTGATGATGCTCGATTTATTTATATGAATCTTGCTTCTTATATTGAAAATTCTAAGGATTCAAGATTTAATTCTCCTTATAAGTTTATTAATAGTAGTAATGCTTATAAAGGCTTTGCAAGTCTTAGAGCTTTAACTAATAAACTTAAAAGAGCTGATAAATATCTTAATGAACTTATTGAAAGTAAGACTGTTTATGATAATTCAGGTTCTTATATTACTGTGTCTGCATCTAATGATTTTAATAGTTTAGCAGATGCTGAAAGACAAGCTATTCTTGCTTCTCTTGAAGATGGTGATGCGCTTGAAGCTCGTATTAATGGAAATAGTATTTTATTATATAAAAATAAAATTGGAGTTCCTATTGGTTTGTTATCCAAAGTAGAAGTCTCTAATAATGGTTCTACTGTGCGTGATTATAAAACTACAGGTTTAAGTTATACTATTACTAAAAATAATAATGGTTCTTATACTTCTAATTTTGATGAAGTATTTGAAGCAATTCTTACTGGTAGTGATGCTGGTATACAAAAAGATGGTATTAATTTACGTGAACTTCTTTATAATTATCTTGCTAATACTACAAGTGGAGTTACTAATCCTTTGAAATATGGAGAAACTCCTACAAGTATTGTTGCAGATAGTGTACTTAATAATGAATTAATTGCCAAACTTATTAATGATGGAGGTATTAAATTTCCGTCTAAGTTAGGAGATAATATTAATAATAAAGCTACATATGTTTTAGATCAATTAGGTAAGTTATTTACTAAAGATAAAAATGCTTTTACTATTGAAGATAAACGTTTAAGTTTACATAATTGGATTGATAGTGTTTATAATAATTATATGGAAACGTATGATATTCAAGATGCTATTGAGACAGATAAACCGGTTCGTTTTACTCTTCAAAATCTTGATGGAGGTAGAGCTATTATTTCTAATACTCCTAAAGGTATTGCAAATAAGAGTTTACATTTTACTGCTACTCATAATCCTATGATTGCTGTTATTGATGGTGGTACGGTTCAAGTTGAAGGTAGAACTGAAACTTTTCCAGCTAATGGTTTAAGAACTGGTACTATTGGTTTACTTATTCGTGATGGTGAACATCCTGTATATGCTTTGTCTGAACCTAATTTTAATCTTATTGATAAAAATAGTAAACTTGCTGATGGTCTTCGTCAGGAACTTACTAATATTTTAAAAGATAGATTAGAAGGTAAAAACTTCGATGATCTTATTCGTAAAGTCAAAGATTTATTTGGAGGTAAAGGCAAAGATTACAGTCATAATAATTTATTTACTGGATTTGATATAGTTTATGGGCCTACTAAAAGCGGTAATAATGCTTTAGCTTTAAAGAAAAAAGGAACCAACGACTATCTTTTTGTTGCTTATCGTTATCGTAATAATACTACTCAAAATGGAACTGGTATTACTGTTTATAACAATGGTAAAGGAATTTCATTTAGTACGTTTAAAGATAATGAAGCTGCTATATCTTTACTTGTAGATAATATTCTTTCTAATACTCGTTTTAACAGAACATATCTTGGTTTTAGACAATTCCAAAATGGTGCTAAACCTACTTATTATACTACTAAAAATGGCAATGCTTTAAGTATTGATCTCGGTGGTGTAAAATTGGATTATAATAGTTTTACTGATTTTGCTATTAAAAATAATATTTTTAATACTTATCAAGGTGTAGATAGTGGAGGTAATTATTTTCAAAGAAACGGTGATCGTTTTTATATAAAGAAAGAAAAGGGTAGCCTCCCCGTAGAGGAACACACTCCGGCTATTGTTGCTCCACTTGAATTATTTAGTAATCCTAATCCTAATACTGCTTATAGTACTGATAAAGTTCTCAAACGTTTAAATGTTTCTGATGAACTTATTAAACAATTAAGAGCTAATAATCTTATTCCTACTGAAATTTATTATCGTAGAACTGGCCCTGCTAATGCTCGTGGAGCTTACAACGCTAACACTGGTAGAATTAGTGTTTTCAATGGATTTGTTTCTGAATCGAATGTAAATCCTCGTAGAGCTGTTACTATTCTTATGCATGAACAATTTCATAAATACTTTGAACAAAGTGGTTATAGAAAACGTGCTGATATTACTAATGAACTTATTGATATTTACAATGAGTTTGTAGAAAAGATTAATGCTGAACCTGACAAATATAAATCCATTATTGAATGGATTGCAAAGAATAACTTTACTGTTGATAATTATATTAATAATCTTCCTAAGAAACTTAGGGATAGTCTTAATGAACAAGAACTTAGACAACTATTTGCTGAGGAATGGTTAGTTGAAAGTCTTTCTCAACAAGCTATTCTTAATGCTATGAATGAGCTTAAATCTACTCGTGGAGATAGTAATATTGAAGCTGGAGAAAAATCTATTTTTCAAAAACTTATTGATGCTATTCTAAAATTATTTGGAATAAATTTTGATAATGTTGAAAATAATAGTATATTGGCAAGAGAATATAAATTACTTGGTAATAATATTGGAGAACTTGCAGATACTAATGATGTTACTCTTGTTAATAAAGAAGAAGTTAACAATGAGGATACTACTCAGCAAACTGAAGAACCTATTGATATTGATGAAGATGCGATCGAAGTTGCTACTAAAGAAAATATGAATCAACAGGTTGAGTTTGATGATGATTTGGAATTGTTTGAAATACCTACTATTAAAGGCGCTTTTACTACTGAAGTTGATGATGGAATTGTTCATGCTGTAAATTCTATTAAGTCTTTAATTGATACTTACGATGAGCGAGAAAGGCCGGGAATAGCCGATTTCGTCCAAAATGGCGGCATTAATTTCCGCTGTTAATACTCTTATTCCGTACGTTCTTTATATGTTATAGGAAAGGCCCAAAATGGGCTTTTCCTATAATATTTTTATTAACTAATTAAGACGAACAGTTAATGTTTGTATTGGTGAAACTTATAAACTAACATTTATGTCTTGTATCGAATTTGGACTTAATTTAAGTCCTAAAATTGCAGCTCATATTGATGATGTTGCACAGGGTGATTTTAAAAAGGCTCGTATTATGGCCATGTTTCTTGACAATAATCAAGAATTTATTGATTATGTTAAGAAGGATGATGTGGCTAATAAAGAATATGAGCAAAAAGGTATTGAAGGTATTAATGGAAATACGTTGAAACGTCTTCTTCGTAATTTCTATAATATTAAATTCCCTGCTGTATCTAATTATGTGAGCGGCAAAGCTGGAACTCCGTTATACGGTTTTGATTCCAGCAGTGCAGCTGTAACTGCACGCAATTATGTAGCTGATATTATATCCGATCTTGTGCGAAATGGTAATACTGAGTTTCGTAGGAGATCGGATTTTTATGTTCCTGTGCGAACTGATCTTACAAAGAAATATCAAGCTATGATTATTGATATTGTCAATAGTCCTGCTTATGAATCTAAACGAAGCGGTTATCTTAAACGTAGAACAGAACTCATTGATACTGCTCGTGATACTACTAAAACTGCTGAAGAAAGAAATAAAGCTAAAATGCAGCTTTATGCTTTAGATTATTCTCTTATTCGTCGTACTGGAAATGCGCATCAGAAAAACTTCATGCAACTTATTCGTAATATTCGTGCTAATAATGAAGATTTTATGGATTATGTATTCAGTGCTTCTAAATTAGATAGAGTAGTGAATAAATCCGTATTTGATGGCACTGAAAATTATGATGAGGTTATTGCAAGCGATGAAGAAGATTTGCAATTAGTCAATTCTGATAGCGATGCTGTCGATAATATGATGCGTGAATTTAGTCGTGATAATGCGATTAAAGGTAGTTTTGATAAAATTGTCAGCGATGACGTTAAATATCTTTTTAATAGTCTTGTTAATTTAGAATCTGCTGATTCTCGAATTATTGATACTAATAATCCTTTAGGTGTTCCTACTCGTATGAATTATCGAGAGGTAATGCAAACCTTAATTAATAAGGCAGATAGATCTTCTATTGATAATTTTGTTGAATCAGTTAAAGATATTGCTTATAAAGATAGGAGTAAAGCCGGTTTAATCAATCTTTATGATATTCTTAAAAATAATTCTAATCTTGCTAATAAAATATATACTCAACTTAATAAACCTAAGATTAAGAAAGCTATTATTAGTGTTACTGGAAATGAAATTAATATAGATCAGAGTAATCGTATTGTTGATCCTGAGACTTCTGTATTCTATGATAGCTATAATAGATTAAAGTTTACTATTCAAGACGAAAGCCTCCAATATCATATTAGTATGATTATGAGTGCTTTAGATAATATTAATAGTGCTAATAAAGCAAAAGAAGGTTTTGGTTATGATGTTAATTTAGCTTCTGCTAATGATAAACTTAAAACTGTATTTGCAATATATCTTCCTAATATTTCACAACAAGATATTGATTCTTATTTAAATTATGGAGATAAAATAAATAATTATCGCAGTCTTGTAAATAATTTTATTGATCTTTTACAGCAAGGCGATGATGCCGTTCAACGTTATGATGAAGCAAGAATTAATGCTTTTAAGAATAAAACTGAATCGCCTACTATTGAAGAATATTTTGGTGGTAACTTTTCTAATGCTTTAGATAAGATTGTTAAAGCTCTTACTCCTTTTATTGACGTAAAGAATGAATTAAACAGTAGAAATGCTGAGGGTAATATTGGTTCTGATGTTATTAATGCGAGCTGGATTACTTCTATTGTTGAACGAATTCAATATGGCAATAAAGAAGATAGTTTTGCTGGACTTCGTACATTAGGTGAATTTTATATTAAATCTCCTGCTACACATTCTAATCATATTCTATTTGACCAATTCGATGAAACTGGTAATCAGTTATCGTATGGTATGTTTAGAAAAACAGGTGATAGCACTTTTGTTATTAATGATTACGCTAAGGATGTTTTAGATGCTTATTTATATGCTGGTATGCAAAATGAAGATACTGGTAAAGCGTCGAGTTATGCAAGTATGAGTAGCGCTGACTATTTAGTTGCTATGCTTACTGCATTTAACAATCCTATTTCTCGTTATGATGAAAAAACTCATCCTTTTAGTATTGCTGGATATATAGCTCGTACTCCTTCTGATGCGCCTAAGAACTATATTTTCCGTGCTCCTAAATATAGTATTTCTGATCTTCTTCAAGTTGATGATGAATCATTTGATAAATATAAGAAAAAGTTCTATGATAAGAATGTAACTTATAATGTTAAATTAGATACTAAAAATACTAATAATGTTAAATCTGATGTTCTTATAGATTTAATTACTGATTCTCCTAACGAAATTCAAAATAATAATTATAAAGTTATTAAACTCGATAATAATGCTGTTGAAATTAAATTTACGTATACAGATAGTACTACTGGTCATTCTGCTACTGTAAAATTTAAAGGAACACGCACTGCAACAGGTAAATTTATTAATGTTGTACGTACAGGTATTGAATCTAATGGAACTCAATTACCTATTGATATTACTACTGAAATTGATAATAGACTCCTTGAATATGGTATTCGTGAGGGAATTGTTAATAGGAATGTAAATCGTAATAGCGCTTATTATAAACTGGTTTATAATCAGCTTACTGCTGAAATGGAAGCAGGTTTTAAAGCTCTTTCTGTTCTCAGTAATTTTGAACGTAGAAATGGTAAAACTTATGCTAATTTCAATAAAGATATTATGCAATTATCTGATAGATATTATCGTAAAGGTGGTAATATTTTTGATGATAATGGTAATCTTGTTGGTAACGCATTTAAGTATTATAAACTTTATGCTACTACCGATTTTGATGTTAATTCTTTGTTGGCAAACGATGAAAGGTTTGCTTTCCTCTACGGGGGGACTGAAGTGAACCCCATTTATAGTTTCGACGAAGCTACCAATACTTACAAACTTAAACTTACTGATGAACATAGAGCTGCATTGGAAGATATTGTAGATCAATGGATTAAACATGTCTCTAAACAAGCTCTTGATTATGTTAAGCCTATTAGCAATATCCTTAATAATAAGTTTAATGATAGAAACATAGAAGATTTAATCTTCAATCAATCATTAGCTTATATGGCTTTTGATGATATATTTGAAGGTAATGCTAAATATTATAAAGACCCCCAAGATTTATTTAAGCGCAATAAAGAGATTCAAGCTGGTGGTGAAGTCTATGGTGGAAATAATTTCGATAGAGCTATTGGAGATAGTATTAGTACGACTGGTAAAATGAAGTTCCCCCGTAGAGGAAACACTGCCGAGTATGATGTTCTTAATATTCGTAATGGTTTTAAAGCTATTACTATTAAAAATACTGTTCGTCCAAGTAAACATATTGTTGATATGCGTAAGTATCTTGAACGTATTTTTATGGCTAACGCTAAAACTGATGAAGAGAAAGCTGCTGCTTTAGAACGTATTCAGAATATTGTTGATGGTTTTGCTGATAAAACTACGGCTAATGATGCTCAATCTTATATTACTATTGATGAATTTATTCGTCGTAGAGTTTTAGATGGTACTTATGATAAGTATGAAAATCTTATTAAACAATTAGTTGATCCTAATGTTGGAGTTGAGGATATTAATTATAAAGATGTAGCTGGACTTATACAAGTTCAAAAGAACTTTTATTATGATCAAATATTTGATCCTGTTGACGGTCTTATTAAACCTCGTCAAATTAAGAACGCAGAGTTTGTTTTAATTCCTAAACTTTTACCTGAAAATAGTTCTCTTAGAGAATTATATGATATGATGGTCGCAAATGATATTGATCAAATTAATACTGTTGAAACTGATAAAGCTGCTAAACGCAATGTTTTGGAATACTGGGATAACAATGGTAATGTTACTGCTGAAAACAAAGAGAAGTTTGCTAATGCTTTAAAGAATGGTTATGGTATTGAAAATTATTATTATAATCATCTTTATAAACAGCAAGAAGTTCCTGATCATATGAGGGATTCTAAAAATAAACTTGCTGTTCAGATTAGTAAAAAAATTTTTGATAATATTTCTACTGGTTCTAAGAAGACTCAAGAAGCGTTTAATACTTTCCAAAAAGCATATGTTGCTAAGATTAAACGTAGTTTTGATAAAACTATTCGTAATCTTGGGTTGGAAATGAATCCTAATGGTTCTGTTAAATCTAAACATGGAGTAGTTAATGTTGAAAATATTTATCGTCGAGCAAGAGAAGAAGCTCAACGTCTTGGAGTAGATAGTAATTTCTTAGAGTATTTATCTACTGATAAAATGGGTTCTCCTCTTATGCCAAACTGGATGAATAATGTTAGTGTTAAACTCGAAAGTATTGCACAAGCTATATTTAATAGAGGTATTACACGACAAATGCTTCCCGGATGGCATGCTGCTCAGGTTACTAATGTTGGTTATAGTGATGATCTTGCTTATCATCCTGCTGTAATTAAAGATGGCGAAGTTATTCAAGAAGCATATATGGAAGTTCGTTTACCTCGTTGGAGTAAACTTATTCCTGAGAGTATGCGTGCTGATGAACTTCCCGAAGATTTGCAGTTCCAAATTGCTTATCGTATTCCTACTGAAGGTAAACAATCTGTTATTGTTATTAAGGTAAAAGAATTCTTACCTGAGGCTTATGGTTCTACTATTATTGTTCCTGATGAATGGGTTACTCAAACAGGTTCTGACTTTGATATTGACTCCGTATATGGTATTGGTTATAATATAGCTAAACGTACTAAAAGCGGAGAACTATTCAAAATAGAATATAATGATAAGACTGATGAAGCTAATACTAAACTTCGTTATAATTTATATAAACTTAACGAAAGTGGTACTGAAAATCTTACATATGAAGAGTTTAAAACTTGGAGTATAGAAGATCAAAATACTACTGCTGCTCTTGAAAATCAAATGGTTGATGCTATTAAAACTATTATGTCAGATGATAGTTCTATTGAGGAGCATCTTGGCCGTAGTAAATATGATGATCTTCGTAATGCAGCTACTAAAATAAATAAACTTATTGCTGGTAGAAATAATATTATTGATAATCCTTATAATCCTTTATCTCAAATTGAAAATAGAGCTAAGGCTCAAGAAGGTGCTACACTTAAAGCATTTTCTGTCAATAGAGATACATTTAATTCTATTTGTAATGTTGGTGAAGCTTATTTAAGTATGGATGATGCTGTAACTGTTGTTTATCCTAAAAACGATAGTTATAATTTATCTGTTATAGAAGAAGCTTATGATAATGTTAAAGATGATAAAGATTCATATACTGTAACGCATAATCGTTTTGCTAATAGTAAAAACAATAGAAATATTGTAGGTCAATTAGTTACTGCGTATAGCTCTCAGACTACTGCTCATATTCTTGATGCAGTTAAAGTTGGTTCTTTGTTCAATGAGAATAAATTTACCTTTGGTACTTTTAAAACTCTTATTGACTTAGGTGTTGATTATTATACTGCTGAATTATTCCTTGCTCAACCGGGAGTTTCTGCTATTGTTGAAGCATATAACTCTCTTGAGTCTCAAGTAGTTACTTCTTATGGTAATGCAATTAATGTCGCATTAAAGAATGTAGCGCGTCAATATGATGTTAAACTTGCAGATGGTTCCAGTATAACTGCATACACTCCTATTCCTATGGTTATAGAAGCTTTGAATAAAGTTTCTGATGTTAAAATTCCTACTAATGCTAAAGAAGCAATTAAATATAAAGTAGTTCTTAATCAAAAAGGTTTGGAAAACAATCTTAAATCTGAACCTAATTTAAGTGCCGTTGTTAAGAATATTCTTGATTTTAATAAACTTTATAATACTACTAAGAAGATAGAATCTAATTTACAATGCTGTAATCCTGATAAATTTGGTGCTAAACAAACTATTAAAGCCACTCGTGATATATTAGACCGAGTTAAAGAGTATCGAAACAAATTAACAGGTGGTGATATATTAACTGTACGAGATGGGCGCAATCTTATTGAGGCTTTGTATCCTTTAGATACTGATGGCAATATTGATATTGATAATAGTTTTTATCCTTATATTGCTGCATTTATGCGATATTCTACACAAACAAGTGTTGAAGTAAATAAACTTGTTTTTACACTTGAGAGTGATTATGTTTCTGAAATTATTAAAGCTCTTGAAGATTCTATTCATACTAAACTTACTGGTAGTCAATATAGAGAACTTCAACAATACGCTGTTAACTTTGTTTGCAATATGTGTGAAGGTATTAATGAACCTATGACACTTAATGAATTTAATCAGTTTGTTGTTGATAGTAAACGTATTGAAGAGGAAGGTAAAACATTTAAGAATAGATGGGATAGAGAACAACTTCGTGTTAGAGGTTTAATTGCATATGAAACTGCTAACGAAGCAGGTTTTAATTTTATTGAACCTACTCAAGATGATATTGATAGATTTGCTAAGTTAACACCTGTTCAAAAGGTAATGGCTATACAAACAGCTTTTGCAAGGGATCAAGGTGTGTTTGCTTATATTAAAGTTAATACTTCTAATACTTCTGAAATTAAAAACAAAGGTATTAGTGGTCAATACATGTATTTTAATGATAAAGCAGAAAACATTGAAAATGTGTTTACTAAATTCAATCAAGCTGCTTATTCTAAAAATCCTCTTATTCGTCTTGCTGCTTATGATTTAATGAAGTATAGTTTTGTAGTTGAAGGCTTTAAATTTAAAAAGAATTCAATTAGTAAAATTATAACTGCTCAATTTCTTAAACAATCACTTGCTCAAAAAGGTACTAATATTGTAGGACAAGCTACTAAGAACTTTGCTACAACTTTTGATTTAGCTACATTCCTTAAAGGTGATAATGCATCCTATGATATGTTTGAAAAGTTTGTTAGACAAAATCCTAATGTTATTAAACTTGTAACTATTCCTAAACGTGATACTCGTTTTAATAAACTTTTCAATAATGGTATTATTGAAGTTCCTTTTAATGAACTTGGATATGAGTTCCTCGACTTTACCGGATATGCCACCGTACAAGATATTGAGAACGGCAAGAATAGTCCTTTAGAGGATTCCGATACTGCATATACCGACAAAGAATACATCGACGTACAAAAGTACATCCGCATACAAAGGACGATGCCAAACGGCTCTAAATCGACTATTTTATATAAGAGTTTATACAAGCCGGGTATTGGTCTTTTTTATTATCCTCTTAATACTCTTGATCCTAATGAGATCAATGATGTAAGTGTTAATCCTAAGAATAATAAATATTATATTCCTGCTTATTATGAGGGATTAATTGAAGATGCTGCAAAGAATTATACTTCTATTACTCAGTTCCTTATTGAGAATCCTAAATATATAACAGTTGATAATCTTAGAGAATATGTTGCTGGAAGAATAGTTCAACCTAAGACTGGAACAGCTATTACAGATATGAACGCATTTGTTAAGAGATTGGGTACTCAAGACAAATATAATTTTGTTAATAGAATACTTAGAGAATTTGCTAATGTAAAGGATAATACGACTGTTAAACTTATTCCTACAATGAATACTGAAGTTCGTCGTATGTTACCTAATATTGGTGATGTTACTGTACAGGATCTTGGTGTTTATTCTACGGGGGGGCAGGAATTGTTCTCCGTTAAACGTATTGGACGTAGAAGAGCGCTTAGTAATGCTTTTATTAATAGAACTCCTAAAGCTGTTGCAAGACTTAATCCTGTTGAAAAAGCTATTTATGATGAGTTTAGTCCTATAAGTCAATTTGCTCCTACTTTATATGAAGTTAAAAGAAGCTCCCCCGTAGAGGAACACCTCGGCTTAGATGAAGCCTATGCTACTACTTCTGAGGTTCCTCTTAATGATGCTAATTCTGAAATAAATAAACTTGATGAAATAGATCGTATTGCTCTTCGAGTTTATAATGATATTAAACGTAAAGCACGTAAGAATCCTAAGTTTGAAAGAGTTGTTGAAATATTTAAAAGTCATGGTATTGAGAACTTTACTGCACAAAGTATTGCTGAAAACACTAATGTAATATTTGCTCGTGCTGCAAATCTTTATCGTGATTTATCAAACTATATCAATATTGAAATTAATAATTTCCAAGATACTGGTTTAAGTATTGATAATGTTGAGCTTTATGAACGTGCTGCTGAAGACAAGGAATTGTTGCAGGACTTAGTTAATTTCTTACTTGAAGCTCGTACTATTGGTAAATCGTTTGACCCTATATTTAGATATGATGTTACAAGTCTTGATAGTGCAACTGCGAGAAATCTTGATACTATTAAGAAATCTATAAATTCTATTCGTAACAATATTAAAGTTGTTACGGCAATGAAGAATGTATTTGATATTACTTTTGCTCAATTTAGTCGTAATCCTGTTATTAAAGAAGGTCTTGTTAATTTACGTGATCAATTTGGTGATGCTGACTGGTTTGATTATGTATTTAGTGATATTCATGAATTAAATAATTCTCAAATCCAAGTTGTTCTTCGTTTTATTGAAGCTCAAGTTGAGAAAGTAAGAATGAAAGATATTCCTGAAAGTGTTAAAGCTGTAAAAACTAAGATTGCAGATATTATTGCTAAAGATCCCAATTTTGATTGGAATAATGTTAGAAGGAATGGTAAATTTGTTACTCCTTATAATGAGAAATTCATTGAGGATAAACGAAAATATAGTGATGCTGTAAAAGAAGCTCGTGATACTTATGGTGAATATTCTATTGAGTATTATAAAGCACTTCTTGAAAAAGATAAATGGTATAATGATAATGTTGAACAAAAGATTCAAAAAGATTATTATACTCGTAAAAATGCTTATGTTACTAATGTTCTTAAATATGCTCCTGAACATTTTGTTCGTTATAAATATATCATGCACGAACTTTATGGAACAGGTAATTTTAATAGAGCAGATTTATCTGATGAACAACTTAAACGTCGTCATGAACTTGTAAAAGAATTAAGACTTCTTCGTAGCGATGTTTATGAAGATGATACTATGAAGAATATGAAAGACCTCCATAAAAGTTCTGTTCTTAATACTTATATTATGTCTATGCGTAATCTTAATGAAGAGTATTTTGAAAAAGAAGTTGTTGAAGGTTTTGAAGAGAATCTTGAGTACTATCTTGATATTATTAAAAGATATGAAGCTAATCATCCTTATGAAACTCTTGATGAAAGGCTTAAAGATGATAATTATTTAGATGCTTATAACTGGCTTAAAGCTAATACTATTAGACGTGTTGATTCTGAACTTAGAGATCAGATTTCTCAAGCATTTAAAGACCTTGGTGCTAATTATGAATTTAAAAATGCTTATAAGTGGTATTTAGATAAACATCCGGAAATTATTGATGTTGATGGCGTTGTTGATGGAACTAAAGTGCCTGAAGCAGTTATTAAAGAATTAAAAGCTACTTTTGAACGTCGATATGCTATGGATAGCGATAATCCTCATGTCGCTGCTACTATTAGAGAACTTCCTGCTGATAGAAAACAAGTTAATGCTAAATTCTGGGCAGAACTTGGTACTCGTAAATCTAATGCTTATGATGAAGTTTTAGATAAATATAATCAAGAAATTAATAATATTCTTGAACAAGCTGTTGATGACCAAGGTCATATTAGTTCTAAGAAACTATTTGATTTAGGTAAAGATACTGTTCAACGTTTAGCTGAACTTTATGATTTAGCTAATTCTCGTAAAGAACTTCTTAAGGATGAAAGTGATAAAGGTTGGCGTAAGAAATTTGTTAATGCTGTTACTTTCAAACATAATACTGATGCTTTCAATAGAGAGTATAACTGGGCTCTTACTAATCTTACAGGAGACAATCTTATTCTTTGGTCTCAGATTTTTGCTAAATGGGAAAAAGGTAGTTTAAAAACTAATAAAGACGGTCAATTAATACCCGGAGATAATGTTTTTGGATACTTTGAACCTAAAGATGATAAATATGTTGATAATAAACGAGCTGAAGCAGTTAAGTTTATTCAAGATAATATAGAGTTTACTCCTACTGAATATTATACTAAAGCCATGAACCTCGCCCGTAAAGAGGGACGCTGGGATGAATGGTTTAGAGAAAATCATGTTTTTAATCCTTATACGGGTAAATATGAACCTCTTACTATATGGACTAATTTAACTGTGAAAGATGGGCCTGATGGTACTTCTCGGTATAAATATGATCCTATTGGTGATAATGTTACGTCTGAAGTAAAAGACGATAAAAAGAATTCTAAATACGACAAATATAGTTATAACTATAATGGTAATCCTACTTACGCAAGCAATGTTAAACAAAGTCCTGCTGAAAAAGAAATGGTTAATTATCTGCAAAGTGTTATGCGTGCTTATTCAGGTAATGACCGTATGCTTAATTGGGTAGGAAAAGATAATATTCCTCGTCTTCGTCTTAAAGACATTAGTCCTAAAGAAGTCGCTAAAGAGTTGTTAGGTGCTGCTGGGTTTGCAACTAATGCTCATAGTATGCGATGGAGAGATGAAGTAGGTTATGAATATGATACTCCTGCTGATTTTGATATGTTTGCTGAACTACGAGGCAAAGGTACTAAAAATCTTATTAATATTCGTCCTCAGTTATCTGATGAAACAGATGCTGAATATAAAGAATATGTAGAACTTACTAATAAACAAAACGAAGAGATTAAAAGAGAGAATGCACGTATTGATATAGAACTTGCTAATGACAATATGTCAGATGTAATGGAAACATTTGTTGCAAGGGCTATTGAATATAATGCTAAAGAAGCTGTTAAACCTTATCTTTATTTATTGTTACAAGACCTTAAAGATAATCAAGCTTATAAAACTGCTCCTTTAACTGGTGGTCTTCGTGAAGATAGATCTAATTCTGTTGAAGGTTATACTGAATATAAGAAAGAAGAACAACGTAAGAATATTGAACTTCTTGAAACTTATATTAATCGTTTTATTTACGGTGAATTTAAATCAGGTAATAAAACATTAACTAAAGTTGCTGATTTTTTTCAGAATATTACTTCTGCTAAATATATGATTTTCAACCATACTGGTGGTGTTGCTAACGTACTTACTGGTTGGACTAATATATTTGGAGAAAGTTTTGCTAAAGAATTTTTTGATAATGGTGATTGGGCACGTGCTCATAAAGATTATATCGGTTCTATTCATTATATCCTTGCTGGTCTATATGATGATGGCCATAGAAATCTTATTGATGGCATTATTAAATCTATGAATGTTGTCAATCTTGATGAAATGCTTGAACGTAGATCAGGTGAAAACTGGGAACAATGGATTCAACGAGCACGTAATTTCCTTTATTCTATGCAATCGTCCGGTGAGCATTATATGCAAAATACTGCTATGATTGCTATGATGTATAGTCATAAACTTTACCAAGATGATAAAGGTAATTGGACTATTGGTAGTTTTGCTCATTATGCTTGGCATAAAGATAAAGCAATTCTTCGTAGATTAGTTGCTGATAATCCTGTAATACTTCGAGACTATAATCAATTTGCTGAAAGTGTCGACAATGACGTTAAAAATGCAAAAGATTATGCTCAATTTACTAAAGACTTTAATGTTGAGTTCTTACAAATGTATGGAGATAAAGAAATTACTCGTAAATACATTGAAGAACGTGATAAAGAACTTAAAAAAGCTAAAGCTGAATTTGATTCTTTTGAAAATGTTAAAGATCAATTTGTGTATGATAATGGTGTAGCTGTTATTAAGCCTGAATCTAAACTTACTTCTGACGAACTTGCTAAGTTTAAAATAGCAGTTATTTCTGTTAATAAAAAGATACATGGTGCTTATGATAAGATTGGTGCTGCTAACATTGAAAAACATTGGTGGGGTAGTGTCGTTATGCAATATCATAAACATATGTATCCCGGTATTATGAAACGTTGGCGTAGACGTGGTTACTATAATGAATTTAGAGGTTCTGTTGAACGAGGTTCTTATGTTGCTTTAGCTTCATTGCTTAGTACTGAGTTTAGAAATACAATTAAACAAGCTCGAGAACTTTATGGAGATGATACTCAAGCTGTTATTATGGAAAGTATTAAGAATATAGCGAGAGCTATGATTAATACTGCTACTAATTTACGGCTTAATTATAAAGCTCTTCCCGAATGGGAAAAAGCTAATATTCGTCGCATCCAAGGTGATTTAGGTGGTATTATGGCCGGTATGGTTGGTCTTATTGCTCTTGGATTACTTACAGGTGGTGATGATGACGATGAACTTTATGATACTACTTGGTATAACTTTATGCTTTATACTGCTGATAGATGGATTACTGAATCTAATTCTTATACTCCTTGGGGATTATTTACTGAGGGTAAGACTCTTTGGAGTTCGCCTGTTGCTTCGTTTAAATTACCTGAAGATATTCTTAAACTACTTAATCTTGGTGTACAAGCTATATTTGATGATGATTTTAATCCTGAATATACTACTGGACGTTATAAAGGTGAAAACAAACTTAAACGTCTTGTTATTGGTAATATTCCTCTTATGCGTAATATTAATCGTCTTGAACAATTAGAAAAGAATAATCAATATTATCGTTTGGATGACAATTCAATTCGAAATGCTGTTGTAGATAATATTGTAGATTGGTATAATAAATAACCAATTGTAGCTCGTACTAATAAAAAAAGCCCGTATTAACACTGTAATTAGTGCTAATACGGGCTATTTTGTTTGTTGTTCGTAAAGGAAATATTGATATTATCAGCGTAACGAGGTGTTAAATGGACGTAATAAGTATTTATAAGCTATATGGTTTATTAATTATTTAAATAGATGTAGTTATTTAATTTTAATATTGACATGCTTAAACGGTCGGATTTAGAGGATTTCATATAATTATTATACAACCTACCATGAACTTTAACAACAATAATATCACTAACAATATCAACAGATGGAGAGCATCAATTCCTCTACGGGGGAGCGCAGGGCGAAGCCCTGCCTATCTATACTTTTCAATAGCTGTTGTAACATCAACATAACGTTGTGTTCCCTCAAGAATAGTAAAATAATCTCCTTTAGATTTAGGAAGAACGCAATTAACTACTTCTTCATCAAAAACAATTCTTTCAAATGAAGTGATTACTAAAGTAGGAAAATCTTTAATCTCTAAATATTTAAGTATAGTAGAAGGTAAATCTTCTTTATCGAAAATAAGAAAACTTATTCCAGATACACCAGCATAAGATTTTACTACTTCCATAAGAATATCTACCATTATGTTACATCCTTGACAGCCTTTTGTTCGAATAAGAGCAACAGTCATAAGTTATTATTTTCCAGTAGAACCATGTCCACCTGCTCCACGTTCAGTTTTATTAGGATTAAGATCTGCTTCTATAAATTCAATAGTATGAACTTTTTCAACAGACATTTGTCCAATACGGTCTCCAACTTCAAAAGGAGGATTATTTGTAATACGAAGATTTTCAACAGATGAACGCCAACGAGTAAGACCTGTAACACTACAAATAGCTGATACTGCTTGTATTAATACATTAATTGCATTACGAACAGCAGCAGAAGTACGAGGTTTATATGAGAAAAGATAAGAGCCACGATAACCATAATCACCTGTACCAACACTATTAGGAAGATAACATTCAGTTTTACGATTAGAACTACGGGGAACTAATGCAATCCAATAACCTTTTTGAGGTTCAAGACGAAGACAAGTATCATAAATCCAGCAATCTTTATCAATATCGTATGTACGCTTAATAGCAAATACATCATATTTTGCATCAGTATCGTAAGCTTTAATAGGAAGAAGAGATTCAAGAGGCTGAAGACCTTCAGCTTCACGATTAGCGTTAACTAAAGCCAACACTTCATCATGAGCTTCTTTATCTGTAAATTCATATTTTACAGGATAAACTTTTTCATTCTCTACTTCAACAGGAGCGTCTTTTTCTGCTTTAACTTCTTCTTTACTGTTAAAATTAATTTCTCGTGCCATTATTTATTTCTTTTTAATACCATTAATTCCCCATTGCAATACAAAACCAAGAACTTCCCAAATTTTATCCTTAGCTTTTTCTACAGCAAATTTTTCACCAATTTCTATATTATAATTCTCAGCTTTAACACAACTTGCTTGTCCATGAACTTCAAAATCATTCAAAAGAACTAAAGTAGTGTTTGTAGTCTTACTTCCAACTTTAGCAGAAAAAGTATCTTTAACAAAGTTATCTACATCTTCTGAGGTAATACGTTCACCTTTTTCATCTCCAAGCTGGAAGTATGCAGATTCGAATACATCTTTAGGACTAAATGAAGTATATCCATCAGGATAAACAACTTTATAACCATCTTCAATATCGTAGACTTTACTTGTATTCTTATAAGTTTCATTACGATATTCCATAGCTTCTTCCATACTTTTGAAGAAGTTTTTATTGCAACAAATAGCTGGTTCTGCATCAATAAGTTTGACACCAATATATTTATTCATTATACTGCTTTTTTAGTATTAATAATTTCAAAAGCGTTATCAAACGCATTACTTAATTTTCGAGATTTATCTCCATACAGGAGACTATCCATACGTTTGTCTCCTTCAGCACTATCAACGTTAGAATAATATCCGGTAATAGCATTTACAGCTCCCCACCAATTACCAACTTGTTCTTTTTGACCAGGACCTTCAAAATAGTAACGCCACATATTACTAATAATATTAACTTTACGCATTGAAATATTAGCAGCTTCAATACAATTAAAGTTGCGTTCAATAACATGTTTAATATTATATCCGTAAGCATTTACAGATGCAAGTTCATCATCAGTAAGAACGCTATTGCAAATATATCGCATAACTTCTTCATCTTTAGCAGTTGCTTTAGCAAGTTTAGTATATTCTTTCTGACAGAACGTAGCTTTCATAGTACAAATTTCAAGAAGTTCTTTAGCAATAACAATATTATCATGAACTGATGCAGTATGTCTAAAACTTACATAATTAGTAGCATTTCTAATAGCAGCACTTAATGTATTTTCACATACAATTCTAATAGGAGTAAATAATATTTTAACTCCGGTAGAACCATCATGTGAACTCATAAACACTAAATAGTTTTCAACAGGATCTCCACCAACAAATACAGTATTGGGTAATTTAGCACTTACAAACACTCTTCGACCTTTATCAAAGCAACCAGCTGTTTGCCAAATAGCTTTATTAAAACCAATAGCATCATTAAAGAACTCAAATGCTTTAATATTTTGAACAGGAGTATATTTTCCTTTAACAATCCCCAAAGGATAATTAAGGTCAGTACGATAGGTAGCGTAAAAATTGTCAATATCTGCATATTCTGCTCCCCCGTAGAGGAAATGACTTCCCTCTATTTCATCAATAGTATGAGCAGGTGGCATTTTAGCCACCAACTCACACTTTGCAACATTCCAATCAAGATTAGCTTTCTTAATGACATCTTCGGCAGTTTCACAATCAGATACATTAATAGCCCCGGAATGTCTAAAAGGTGCACCTTTTATTCTGAACATAAAATAACAGTTATTAAAACAGCAAATATAACTATTGCATAACAAGTACAATATTTACATTCTTTCATATAGCCTTTGTACTTATCAGCAGTAGTTTCTAAAAACTTCTTGTAAACGTTATTAGGTTTGTAGTTATTTACTACAAACTTATTTGCTTCTTTGATACCTTGTGCTTTAAATAAATAAGCAAAAGCCATCAGTAACCAAAATATTCCAAATATTTCAATTACCACAATCATTGTTTCCATAATCTTCAAATTTAAAGTTTCGTAAATCTATATTTTTAAACTTATCATCTTTTAATATAGGAACTTCATAAAATTCCATTAAAGCTTTAAGTTTATTAGAACGAGAATCAATAGTATAAATATCTTTATAAGCGAGATTAATCATAACTTTACTACAATCAAGATTTACAGGATTTTTAGGCATAAAAATGCTGCCTCTTATATAAACTTTTTCTATATATTCATTAGTAATAACCCCTCCTTTAGAAAGATATATTTTATCAGGATTATGAATTGTAGCACAATTGCTACAAATTTTATCAATAACATTATAAAACTTTTTACAAATAATTTTATAAGCAGATTTATAAGATATTGTATTAGTAACATTATTCTTGATTATATCTTTACATCTTTTATATGCAAAAAAGTCTCCACCAATATTTATAACTTCATCCGTTTCAAGGTCTACAGGAAACAATGTTTTTCCATTACAAAGATCAGTAAATAACTTTAATATTCTATCAGTAGAATCAGTACTAACTATAATATCCATACTATGTTTATCCCAAACTCTACAAAGTTCTTCAAGGGTTTCAGCAGTATAAGATGATATTACTTGTTCTTTTGCAGCAAGTATAAGCTCATCTTCAATTCTTTTAATAAATTCGCTTTTAATCATGCTACTTAATATTAATACTTGTATTAACTTTAAGTTCAGCAATAGTTAAATCGTCTTCATTAACAGTCTTTACATATCCTTTAATAGAATCTTTAGGAGTGCAGAATTCAACATCTGAACAATAAGTTAAAGCACTAAATGCTTTAAGAATAAATTGTGTATCAGTAAGTAATTCTTTAGGAGTTAAATTAAAAGAAATTTTATAACGAGTATTAACAAGATCACCAACAGTAAAAGGAACAAAATCTTCACCATATTTAGCTATACATATATTATTAATAGCTTCTAACATTCCTGTAGGGTCAATATCTTCTCCAGTTTCAAGAATACCTTGTTTATAAAGTTCACGAGCATATTCAAAGAATTCTTCTGTAAGAATAGCAATACGTTTTTCATTAAGTTCTACAGCTTCAGTATTTCTTGTGAATAACTTTGCATCCCAAAGTTCAAGAACTCTATTTCCAGATTTACCTTTAATTCCATAACGAGATACTGCGTCAGTAATTACTGCTCGTAAACGTTTAGCACGATTTTCACGTACTTTGAGGAGATCATCAATACCTTTCTTTCGTCCTTTAAGAATAGACACATTATCTTCATAATAACGAATAGCTTTTACATATTTAGAAACTTTATTTTCAAAGTTTTCTTGTGTAATCTTTAATTTCTCCTCTATTTCAGGAGTTAATTCTCCACCATTATCTTCAAGCTCCATAAAGATAGCTTCAAGATCTGCTTCAATATTAAAGATACTTTGTTCAATATTTACGTCTGACATATGTATTTACGGTATAAATAGTTTTAACTGTAATTCTTCCACAAGTTTCACAACGAGAAACTATAACTTTTCCAACAACAAGTCCTCTGTCATCTAACAAATCATGTCTTTCAATTATTTGATATTTATGACCATATATAAAACAATCCCAACTCATAGTATATAATCATTAAGTTCTACATTAATAATATCAACATTAATATTCTTCTTTACATTAATTAAAAAATATAATAGAATCATGTTTTTTACTTGTTTAGCTTCAACAACGGTATTAAAATTCATTGCTTCATTAATATCAGCAGAAAATTCAGGAATTTTATTTTCATAGTGAGTATAATATTGTCTTATACCATCTATATAGGATATTATAACATATTTCATATTAACCTTGTTTAGTGTACATAGAATTAATATCTTTTAAATATTGACATGATACTACTTTATCATCTTTTCCAACATTATTATAAAAACTTGGATTTCTCTTTATATAATCATAGAACATTCGTCCTATAATTTTAGCGTTAGGATGAGGTTTTCCAGTAGTACCAAAATATCGTTTATTTATAACTTCAATAAGTTCTTTAATATTATAAGAATATGCAACTTTTGTAGCAGTTGCAAGAGGTAAATATTCTCTTGCATCTTGAGGTTGCATACCATATTCTATTTGAGAATTATAAAATTTTAAATCATTATACCACTTAATAAGAGAACGTTCAACAGTAGAATCATAATATCCAATATTAGGGCCTAATATTCTACAATGAGTGTTACACCAAGGATTGGTTTTACCATCAATAGTTATATAAAGATTATTCTCAAGTATAGTTATTTCAATATCTTCATCATCTTTTATAAATAAATCAAACCACCAAGGTTGACAAATAGCTCCACCTTTAGAATAGAAATTAATATATCTTGTACTTTGTTCCATAATATTATTAGGAGAAGTACGATTAAGTTCACGAGAAGTGGAAATTTGAGTAGTAATTACAAATGTATATCTTTCATTTTCAGGAATAGGCATATTGCACCAATATCTTTCTATAAATTCATCTCCAAAATTTTCAGAAGCGAATTGATAATTAGTAGTAATATATAAATTTCCATCATCATAATTCATTAAAACAAAAGGAGATTCTTTAAATCTATCATATATTTCTTCTGCAAATACATGATCTTCTATTCTAAGATAAACAGAACCATGTCGTCCAATACTTACATGTCCAGCTTTAATATGCTTTAAACAAAATCTTTTAGCATCTTCCCAAGTATTATCTTCTTTAGGTTCAGAAGCATAACAAAGTCTTGCTCCTCGTTCCATATTTAACCACATTTGCTCAATAGTGTGATTAACTGGTAATAATTCAACTGATGGTTTTATTATTTTCATAACCTTTTTGAGAATTTATAATACTACCAAATATACGTTTAAAATTGTCTTCTTTAATATAAATATAACCTACTGCTATTTCATCATCATTTATAAGTCTTTTAGCATCTTCTTTATTCATTATAATAGTACGTCCTGTATAACCTATTACTTTTCCATCTGAAGTATTATTTACTTCAATAAAGAACATTTTACCATCACTTACTTGTTTTTTACATTCATCGCATAAATCTCTACCAATAATATATTTTGGAGCTTTAATATCTCCTTTAAGTTTTCCAAGAATAGCTATTCCATTATCTTTTCTACATATTGGACATAGGCATATACTTGGATTAATTCCATGTTTTTCACTTACTTGTATATGGTCATCTTTCATAATTATTATTATTATTATTATTATTATTATTATTAGTTAAATGAAGTCTCCCCGTAAAGGATAACATCTTTATAATAGCGTATTTATACGTTCAGCACTTTTAATAGCTTTATTATAAATATCACTACTAATCCGAAGAAGATCGTAAAATAAAACCATCTTAGTATTATTGTTATTAATTTCATAATTAGCTTTAATATCACTCATATCTTCAGAAGAATGATTATCAGTGGATTTAGATGGTCTATTAAGTTTAATAACTATACCTCCTGTTTTAGTAATCCATTCTTGTTCATTAGCAAAACGAACATCAGGTATTAGACAAAGTCCTTCTTTACGGGCGAGCGTCCATGCTCTACCAATAGTAAGTTTTACCCATCTATTATTTTCAATTTGATTACGAACAATATCTGTTCCAAAGTATTGTAAAAGAGTTCGTAGTTTAATAAACACAAACTGATAATTATTAATATAATAAGCGAGAGGAGTATTTTGTAAATCTTCAATACTTACATCTTTACAAATATCTTCAGATTTATCAAATCTTGCATCATGTTTAGGTTTATCAAAGAAAATATTGCCATGAACTTCATACCAAAGTTCATCTTTATACACTCTACTATCAAAATGTTTTCTATCTATATTAAATAACATAGAAAGCATATCTTTAAGATAATCAGCAAAATGAATAACAGGAGGTTTAAACTTTGTTTGTTCATACCTTAAAGCCCATTCTTTATAAGTAGCATTTGTAATACCACTTTTAAAGATATAATGAATCATTGATGCGGCAGTATCTTTACCACTATTTTTAGCACCACTAATTCCAATAACAATTTTATATTTTTGTTCCATGACGGCAATATACGAAAAATTATCCAATTTCGTATAATATTTTACGAAAAAGTTATTATATAAATTTAGTAGATTTTAGGCGATTTAAGCGTATTAAATTTTAGGCTTAACGAATGTATTACTTTGCATATAGAATTGATTATATAAGCCCGGAGGCATCATTGCTGGCATTTAAGCAAAGAAAAAGCGGAGAAATTGCCCCGCTTTGTTACATATTATCAGCATTGATATAATAAATATCATATACTTCAGTAGCTTCTACAATACCTACTTCAATATTTCTTGTTCTTGTACAGCAATCATTAAGATATTCTTTTAGTTCGCCACGAACAGGTATAACAAGTCTACCATATCCGTCCGTATGACATATACGGCAGTCTTTATTAAATTTAGCACTATTAAGTAAAAGATAATATCTTCTACCTACATTGGGGACACTACGAGCACATTCTATGTAATATCTATATTTAGGATTAAGACCGGGAATATATAATAAACCTTTAGTATTGTTATAAAACGGTAGTTTATTATTAGTAAGTGGATTTATAACATCAAACGATAAAATATCAGGCATAGATTGTTAATCTATAAACTTAACTTCTTTTACATGAAACGGAACTTTATCCACCCCAGACCTTTCGCCAAAGGTAATGAATAGTTTACGTCCAATATATTTATCTCTATGGATAAGAATTTCATTTTGGTAATCAAACGTACCATTAACATGAACTTCAAAAGTATTATCATTAATATCATTACGACATAAAAGCAAGGGAATGTCACTACGCTTAGTACCTTCCGGATAAATATCAATAACTTCAAATATACCATCAGTAGTTCTCTTATATTTAATCATAGTGTTGTTCCTCTTGCCAAATTGGTATTCTGCATTAGGATCACGAAGAATAAGACCTTCAAAACCAATATCTATAAATTTATCACGTATTTGTCTTGCCTTTTCTGTTGAACTAATTTCAACAATAGGAAGAACAACAAATCTATCAATATTATTAAGATGATCTTCTTTACATCTGATATGTTTAGGAGATTTGATTGTATAAAGTTCCTCAATACGTTTAAATTGAGTATAATCTTGTATAGCAATATCATAACACCAATATTGCAACATAGCATTTTCAATACATTTGGGGTCTTTAACAAAATGATTAATTTCATTAACAGAATATCCGGGAAGATAAATTTCTCCGTCTAAAACATAATCTTCGTCAATCATTTTATCAAGAAGCCAATCAGGAAGAATTTCAAGGAGATAATTTTCTAAATGATAAAGACTTTTCCAATACGTTCCTTCACGAGATTGAAACAAAAGTTTATAAGGTGTAAAAATATCACCTTCATTTCTTTTAGCACTAATAAGGCAACGCAGACCATTAATCTTAAATTGACCAAGACGATTACTTATTTTATTAAACACATTATCATTATACACTTTAGCAAGCATAGGAAGCAAAGTTCCATCAGCAGTAGTACGGTCATGCGGAAGATAGGTTTGCAAGTACTGGATAAGGGAGTGTTCCTCTACGGGGGGACAACTTGTATCATCCCTTAATTCATTAAGATATTTATATCCTTGCTTTAATTTTTCATTATACTTACTTTTAACTTCATCAACAGATTTACGTTTAGTACAAACAGTAGTAAGTATATCTTTACCACCAACTAATCCGTGATGAATACAATAAGTATTTTCCGTTAAAGGTAAAGCATACCAATAACAAGGATTACCATGATTATTACGTCTGTAAATAATTTTATCAGTCATTTCTTTGAAAAATTAAATGTCATCATATTTAAAGGTATTTCAACCTTACTCTTTTTAATTTTATCTAAAGCATCGGGGTTCTTACGAATAACATGTTTCTTAGTTTTAGTATTTTCAAGAAGATAAGCATCTTCTCCAGTAATTAAATCGTGAGTTTTATATTTTACTATTTTACCACGTTTAACTTGTTTCTTTTTAGGAGCAGGAGGAGTGTAAGGATTATTTTGTTCAAATAGAAGATTTTCTTTATGTCTTTCAATGAGTTTACTAATCCATTTCTCTTTGTTAGCTCGAAGATTAATGTTGACAACTTCATCGTCACTATCATCTTTTATACTACTAATAATATATAAATAGGCTTGTACATGACGAGCGTACATAGGATAATCAGTCATCATAGGACGACCGCAACTATATTCCCTTGTACAATCCATATCTTTGAGTAAAGTAGTAAGTATAGAAGATGTTATTTCAGATTGTAATTTTCTATTTAAATCTCTATAATCTAAATGATTTAAATTATGATCTGGAAACTCATAAGTTTCGCCATTATAATCTATAATCATAACATACTTAATGTAGTCTTATATATAATAACCCTTTTAGGTTTACCTAACAAACAATGATTGTATTTAAACCATTTAATAGGGTCAACAGCAGGATGCCAACGAAACTCATTATCAATAGGATGAACAATACCGGATTCGTAATCAAACCCACTATGCATTTGATTTCCTGCAATATCATCAGACATAGGAAGTACTCTCCTAATAACTTTACGATCTTCATTATCATCAATATTTACTTCTCCGTATAAAAATACTTTATCTTTATTAATTATTTCTTTACCATTAGACCAAGCATAAAGTTTGTCAAGGTTTTTCTCAGTTTTTTCATCAATAGCTTCCATTACAGCAATTTGCGCTTTATCAAAACGGGCTACTATTGTTTTCTTTCTTATCCCTAATAGATTCAATTCTTTTAACATAATTCTTTATATATTTAATGGTTTCTACTATAAATTTAGTACATTCTTTTGAACCATATTTAGCACGAAGTTCAGAAAAGTCTTTACAACCATAGTTTTTAGGAATTAAAACTGCTGGAATACGATATTGTTTTCTTAAATTACAAGCTTCAGAAAAACCTGTTTTATCATTGTCCATAAGACTAACAATATTATAAGGATTCTTTTCTTTAAGTTTGTCATAAAGCCAATAATATTCAGCAGTACTAAGTCTGTAATTTTCAGCAGGTATGTTAATAACACCTATGTTATATGGGAATGTTCCCCCGTAAAGGAAACGCATCATCCATAGTTGCTTGTCAAGACTAACTCTATCTTTTGTAGACTTCGTTATAATAATATAATCATAATCATCTCTTTCAAGATTATAAATACCTTCAAGATGATTGCAATTAGTAATGAATCGAGTATCTTTTTTATCTCGTTTAGGAAAATATAATTTTATATTGTGTATACCATTGCTATCTCGTCCAAGAACATAAGCATAACAAGGATCGTCAGAGTCATAGTAATATTTTGGTTGAGGATTAATACGTCGGTTTATATAATATTGGTCTACTGCATAAATAAAATGAGTGTTTAACCAATTAATATCAACTCCTATATTTCCCCAATAAGTAATATCATCTGTGTTCCATTCACGATTAACAAATTCAATAATTGGTTTTGATTTTTGAATACGAATACGACCTTCAGCAAGATGCCCAGCAAGATTTGGGTCAACAGCTGTACCATAGATAATATCACTAAATGTAAGAGCTATATGTTTTAGAACTGCAATAAAATCTCTTTTATTTTCAACATTAATAATTTTATTATATGTACCTGAGATAACATATGCAGCTATGTCAAAACAATCACCCCATAGAAAACCTGAAAAGTCTTTATATTTTAGTTTGCCTCTATTGTCATATTTAAAACCAACAGTAGGATGATTGTCTATTCTTAATGTAGAACAGATAAGTTCTCCTGTGTCAACACAATGTTGAATAAGTTGCTCGGGAATACCAAGATAAACAGAAAATATTTTGATTTGGCTAACCTTTGAAAGAATATAATTCTTATTAAGATTAGTATTATTTATATTTCTGCGCATAGAATAAAAAAATACCCCACACAAACCATTATAATAAATAACAGTATGTGTGGGGTTTGCGAAAGCTCAAATATTAACTATATTGAATTAGAAAGGTAAATCACTTACTGCGTCAGTAAATGCGGGAATAGGACCTCCATCCGATGCAGCAGCACCATCTGCAAATCCTGCCGGAACTCCACCCATAGGTACTCCGGGCATACCGGGAACAGCAGGGTTAGTAGGAGTCTTAGCAATATCCATAGGCGCAATCCTTTCTTTAGTTGCATCAATTTTAAGAATAGGAGCTTTGTTGGTAACAAAGAGTTCGAGAACACCTTCACCAACAAATCCGGGGAAAGCAAGGTCTCCAGCACGATTGCCACTCTCAATAGCTTTCCATTGCCCCTTATTCTTCATAAAACGAAGCAGTTTCATCCAAACAGGAACAATCTTACCATCAGCGGTAACATATACAGGCTTACCATTCTTTCCAGTATTCATAATGTTAACGAAATTCTCAAAGAGAACACGCCAACCATTAATTACTTCAGCAGGATCTACGCTAACATATTCTCCGTTATCGTCGAAATCCTCAAAAGCAAGAGTAAGAGCATCTTCTTGCTGTCCAGTCATAGGACTACCTTTAAGGAGATAAACATCAAGAATATGTTTCATGTAAGCCATGATGCGGTCAACCTGCCAAGCTTTAGAACCATTAGGAATAGTATCTACATTAGATTCAGCAGGCAAGAACTGCATAGTTACATAACGACGTTCAGTAGCAGCAGGATGATTACTTGCAAAAGTAAGAACAAGTTTCGGTACAGTCATTCCGTTAAAAGACGGCATACCAGTTGTTTCTTCACCAATAGTAATGTCCTTAACTTCAACACTTTCGAGATGACCTTGAAACAAACCATTAGCTTTATTAGCATCACGAACATCATCAAACTTCAAACGACTTGTAGCACGAGTTTCATTGGAAATACCACGACGCTTCTTTTTGTTAGTAACTTCAGCGGGCTGGCCAGCAACCGCATTAGCAACTTTTTCTTCACTCATAGTTCTGTAAATTTTTAATTAAACGTTTAATTAGACAAAAATAGCCGGAGCAGTAGCATTATCACCACTACTCCGACTACAATTTAAGATACAATGAACGGATTACTCTTCAACAGCTTCTTCACCCTCACCTGCGGGCTTCTTAGCACCTACACGAACGGGCTTCTTGTCTTCCGACTCACCAAGGATAAGCATAGAAACTTCTACATCCTTGTAGCCGTTGTTAATCATACACTTCTGAATGTCATCAATATCAACAGAATAGATACGGTTAACAGTATCAGCGGCTTCACCAAGGTCAGCTTTAAGCTGTGCCCAAACATTCGAATCCGTAAACGTAAGGTTTACACCAAGACCCGTAACATTCGAAGGGCTGGCTGCTTTCGAACCCTTAAACTTGTTAACCTCGATAGGTTGAACAAAAGGACAAAGCAGATTCTTCTGCTCAGCCTCCGTAATACCATCACGGTTAAGAGCCTCAATAAGCTCCTCGTTGTCACTCTCAAGAGCAGCAGCAAGCATCTCATCGAAACGAGCTTCAACAAGACGAAGACGATCAGCCTGCGTAAGACGCTCTTTACCAAGAACGGGCAGACCCTTGCTGTCATATTCTTGAATACCCTTTGCAATAGCCCACATATCGAACTCTTTATGAATAGCGATAGCAGCTTCGGGAGTACCCCATTCCAGACCATTCTCTTCAACAAAAGCGACAAGCTCTTCAACCTTATTTGCAATAGCTTGATCGATATTAGCAACGTTATTGATAAACATTACATAATCACCATGTTGAATACCCAGAATACGAGTAACAGGACCAGTAATACGGAAACCGCCCTCAGTAGAGGTAGCAATTACCTGCGGATCAGCAGTCATATTACGCTGGCCAGCAGCAACAACAGCAAAACCAAAACCCGAGCTTTTAACATTTCCAAAAGTTTTCATAATTCTTTGTGTTTAAAAATTAATTGTTTGATTTGTTTTTTGAGGAATAACTTTTTCCATTACTTGACTTCCTCAAAGTCAGCAATTTCAGTATCATTAAGTTCTTTACCCGAAATTATTTTAAGTTCAGTTGTTTCCATACAACCCATAATAACATCGGAAGCAATATCACGAGCACCATAAGTAAATGCTCTATGACCAATAAGAACTTTAGGATATTTTTTGTAAGTATCTTTTTCGAACATACCAGCAGTCATAGCTTCTGAAAAACTAAAACTACTAACAGCAACAACTTCTTTGCCGTTTACAGTACGACGAAATTCATATTCAGTAATATAATCGACTGCTTGATTAGGAATACGATAAATAGGACATTTCCCACTTTTAGTTATCGTGTCAACATCAGTCTTTGTAACTGCAATAGCAAAACGACCATCTAATTGATAACTCTTATAAACAGTCTTTCGCATATCACTATAAAACTGAACAGGATAAACATAAACTACATCTTTATCTTTAGAATTAATTTGTTTCTCTTCTGCTTCTTTACGGCTTCTACATTTTTCAGTATAATCCGGAAGAGCATTATCAACATAAACATTAATGCCGTCTGTATATTCATACAGAGGTGAATAATTTTTAGTACAACGCCAAGTAACACCTGCCCTCGACAATAATGCTTTGATGATATGAATGTCAACACCAGTTTTACCATTAATAACATGAATATGTTCAAGTGAAGTACTGAAAGGAATATCGAGGTCTTTTGCTCTCATAAGAACAGCAAGACCCTCATTCACGGTCTTAATTCCACCTTTATCAGTTCTCATAATCCTATCAAGAAAACTAATTGCAGATGCAAGTTGTTTTTCGTCTAAAAGATTAAGAGAATTAATAGAACCGCCATTAAAATTACTAACAGCAGTAACGGGTTGTTTAACATCCTCTTTGACTATTGCTACTTTGGCATTGTTAACAGTAGCTTCGTCATTCGGTTTGTTAGTTTGTTCCGTCATCATTGTATCAAAGAACGTTAATTGGTACTACAATTATAAGGATTAAATTCGAATTTACAAAATAATATCACCGGTATTTTCATCTATATATAAATTTTTTTGTTCATCCTCCACTATTGCGTGAATTGCGCTACCTTTTATTTTACTTATTGCAGTAGCTTCTAATGTACCATTACAATAAAGATTGTAAATGATATTAGGGTTAGTGGTAAAATGTAGGTCGGCAAACCTACCTTTAATAGTACGAATATCTTCACATAATGGTGACGTAATAATCCACGCATCACACGTCAATTCCAGCCCGTTTAACGAGCTATTTTTTGTTGAAAGTATCTGAATATCACCGGAAATATATCGTCGTAAATTGGCCGTCGAAATGGCTTGTGAGCCTATGATTTTAGGCTCCCCCTTGTGAGCACCGGATTTAATAAGAATAGGAACTCCATCATCATCAATAGCAACAGCTTTCTCAATACAATCATGATAATCTCCACACTTAATACCATTAGCGTTAAGATGTTTTGTAATCAAAGCTGCAAACTCACCTCGTTTAGAAATAATAACGAATTTTTTATCAGGATTATCTTTAATAATATCTAATATATGAGAAAGTTTAGCTTCATTATCTGTAACTAAATCTCTTCGTTTTCTCATAACTTCATATACTGTACATGCTTTTTCATACAGTAGTGTAGGATTATATGCGCTATCCACTTCTTTATTAAAAGGAACAGACATATCAAGAGTTTCAGACCAACCATTAGCACGAGCAATTTTATCACGTACTTCAGCACCAGACAAACCTAATTGTCTATCACCATGTTTTATTCTGTCAATATTTTTAATATCACCAATAATAACCATAGTATTGCTAATATAAGCAGACTGTTTATCATATTCTGCTTTATCATCAGCGGAAATAGTAACTGCTATACGATGTTCCTCTACGGGGGAGCAAATAATAGCATTCTTTGCTTGTTGAACACTAATTTCTCCATTAATAGATGGAAGTATAATATAAACTTTACTTAAAGTTTGAGGAGCAAGAATTTTAGTATTAGTAAGTATATTCATAACAAATTTAGTACTATCACAAAACATTTGAATAATGCTAAAAGGTGTAACATCAATAAGCACTACCAAATTATAATTATACTTATAACTTGTTCGAATATAATTCTGACTAACACAAGTAATACGTGAATGATCAATTTTAAGTCTATCAAATTCAGATATAAGTTCTTTCCTCATATCAAAACTTTGTACGACTATAAATATACTCGCGTCACCTCTTTTAGCTACAAATTTACCAATGGTGGTAACAGCTAAAGTGGCATAACTAAATGGCTTATTACAATGAATAGTACCTTTACCTTTATTGTTTCGCCATTTATCAATAACAGTTTCATAAAATTGATTAAGAACCTCCATCTTCATCAAATAGGGTTTGAGTTATTCCACTATATTTTTTAAGAAGAGCTTTACCACTTTTGGTTTTATGTATCGGGTCACCTTTTTGAGAAGGTGAAATACCAAGTTTAATAGGATTAATAATTTTCATAGCTTCATTAAAGTAATATTGATAATTAATATCTCTTAAAGAAATATCTTTATCGTCAAGACTATTAAGAATTGTACAATTATAACCAGCACATAATTTGCTTCTAATATTAGCTAAAGGATTAACTTTTTCTATAACAGTACCACTATTAGAAACATAAAATCTACAATTTCGTTGAGAAATCTTATGAACAATATTACCATTTTCTACAACTGTTTCTTCAACATGAAATTGTTTGCCAATATTTTGTGTTTTACAGAAATCAAGAATGTTCTTTGCTTTATACAAAGTATCCATTACAGGAGTTTTATAAAGAAAATAGTTAACTACTGCTTCAGCAACAATAGGCATATCGTAACCCTTTTTTAAATCTTCAAGATACATCTTTGGATTTAAAGCTCCTTTGGCAGTAATTTTACCGTTATATTCTTGAATGAAATAATTATTGCGTATTTGTTATCTCTACTTTCATAGAGTGTCGGACTATATCTTCATTATTTATCATCTTTAATTCTTTCAACATAAACATCTTTATATGTTACAATAGTTACTGGCTTGGCAAATTGATTATTCACACGTTTATTATTAGTAAAAATACTAAATTTACGAATCGCTACCCCATAACCAATATCTTTAAGTTGTTTATAAGTTAATAAAGAATATATTTTAACTTTATTAATATTATAAACATTATATAAATATTTACTTAAATTATTAGTCATAATTTTAGATTGTTGTTCTCTTCTTTTAGTATTGTCTTTCCAGTAATTTTTCATTGTATCAGAATGAGTATCTCTAATACCTTCAAGCCATTGTTGTTTAGTTTGTAACTTTTTTATAAGTTTAGTTAAATTATTACAAATATATTTACCGTTTACATCTAATCTTAAATTATAACCAATTTTAGAATTAATAGAATCATATTTTAGTATATATTTAGTTTCTTTATTTTTCAGTTCTTTATTGGTTATATTAGAATCTATTTCTTCAAGAATTTCAACATTAAAATTATTAATTCCATATTTAATTAAATCATTATAAAAACGAACATTGTAATATTTTAAAGGGTTAAGTTTCTTTACATCATTTCTATAATGATTAATTCTATTTTTTAGATTAGTAGTAGAACCAATAATAATTAGATGATTGATTTCATTTGTAATTTTGTAAATGCAAACAACAGTAGGAATGTTTTCTGTAAGTTTCATAATAATACAAGTTTAAAAAGTTAATACTTGTACAATATACAAATAATTGTTTACATTTACAAATAATTATTAACAATAAATAATGCTCGGCGCTTCGACAATAATATGTTTATTGCCTACTCTACTAAGTTCAACATCGGTAAAATGTTGCTTTTCGATAGTCTCTGAACCTTTATCTTTATTAAGACGCTTGGCTGCTGATTGTCATGCAACATAATAGTTGTTTAGAGTTCCAGCAATTCACCGAGTTAAGACACCAATAATCAATGTCTCTATTAATATAGCATTTATATTCTTCGCTATCAGCATCAAGTCCAGTAAGTTGTTTCCAATTATTAGCAATAGTATTAAAAGTTTCGATTTTATCTTCATATAGTTTGACAACTATACCATCAGTATTAGCGCTAATTACTTTTATCCCATTCAATTCCAATTCTTCACATAGCATCATAATCATTAACTGCCCATTAATAGTAACTTTAAGTACTGCAAGTCTATCACATAAATCACCATGTTCAAAACCAAGTTTACCATAAATAGCGTTAATAACAATTTTAAGAACAGCGGCTAATACATTAGCTGGAACTCCATCAATATCTCCTTTGGTATGTTTAGCTGTAACGCGAGTATCTCTAATCCATTTGATAAGTTTAACAAAAACTTTCTGGTCAAGATGAGCAGGTGCTACACCATATTGTACCATTATTGACGGGTAGAAGCTGGAGATGTCCCAATGGACATATTTAAATCTTTTTAATGAAGCTTTTATTTGTTCCCCCGTAGAGGAAGCATCATCTGTCGGCCAATGACTATATAAAGCTCCCGGGATATCTTTGCTATGTAAACCACCAGTAGCAATAGTATAAACTCCATCATTAATAGAAATCTCTTTACTAAACGCATCTTTACCAATAGAATATATTACTACATCTTTCATTTCTCGTAACATCTTCTGTAAAGGTTCTGTCTTAAAATTAATAAAGTCAAATATAACTTTTTTAAAAGCCATAGCTTTACGTTCAGTCTTTCTTCCTTTCCATTGAGAAGGATGAAGTCCACTCATTTCAGAATAGAACTTTTCAATAAAAGCATCAGAAATATTACTTCTACTCGCACTAAGCACATTTAGTCCATAAGAACGAGCAATATTATATCTCAAACGAATTTCATCAATATTAATACGTATCATTTCACAACCAATAAAACAGTCGTTTTTATTATAATACATCATAGGAGGAATATATTCATCAATAATATATCTTTCCCATTTTCCAATAAGAGAGTTTAATTGAGGAATACTCATTCCTTTATATCTATCAATAGCATTATAATAATGTGCGTCTTTTTCACATATAGGAGGTAACTCAAACTCTAATAACTCATACCATTGTAAATTAATAGATGTTTGTTTAAGACTTTTAGGAACTGGTTTACGTTCACCATTTTTATCTACAATAACACTTGCTTTATTTAAAGCAAATATTTGCATTATATCAATATCAGTATATGGTAATTTAAATTTATTCAAAGCATTAATATAAAAATCATTCTTATTATAAGATCGATCTTCATTTTGATTTTGAATAATTTTTTGTGAAGTTTCATATAATATTTTGATAAGTTCTTTAGTACCATTAACGTTATTGTGGTGCATAAGCAAAGCTGCTATCATAAACTTATCATATTTGCCACTATTATAACCATACATATGAGTTGTAACAGGAATATCATCACCGTTATCATTTTTCTCATAATGAGGTCTCATATCACTAATAGCTTTAAGCATAGCAAATAATTGACTATCATCAGTATCAGTGATATAATAACTTTCAAATTTAACTGAATCTAATCTTTTCTTAATTTCAGCAACAGTAAGTTTTTGAACAAGAGGTATTGGATTTCCTTTTTCATCACAAATATCTTTCATTGTTTCAAGATAGGAAGTAATATCTATAATAGTAATAGAAAAGAAATTCTTTAGAATTTCGACATCGTAAAACTTTGATCTTATCATATCATCTATTTAATAGTTGAACCATAAGTAAACCAAAGTGTTTTTTAAATATTTCCCATAATTGTTTATCAGTATAAAAAACATTAGGATTAATAAGACGATGAAGTCTTGCATATCCACAATTATCTTCATTACCTAATAAATTATGAGTATATGGCCCTAATAATACAATATCAGTAGGATGAATTTTATATAATTCATACTTTAGAATAGCTTTACATTGTTTATATGCTTCTGCAAAAGTATTATAATCATTTAATCTATGACATTTTGTAGCAAAAGTAATATAAACATCTTCAAACATATTTCTATTAGTATAAGAACTATATATAGCAGCTAATATATTTATTATGTTACTATTTTCAAAATATTGTTCTTCAATAGTAGGTAATACTAATACTGTATTTGTTACAATAGTTCCAGTACCAAATACAATAGTTTCCTCGTCTTTAGCAAAAAGTCTATTAGGACATTTAGAACAGTATTCACATCTGCTTTTAACGAGTTTAGTTTGGACAAAACTTATACCATCTCGTCCATATCTTTCAGCACTTGGTCCTCTCCTACCCATACTATTCTCCGTAACATAGTATTAATTCTTTACGAGCACGAGAACAAGCAACATATAATCTACGAAGAAGATCGTCTTGGTTAGAATATGGAGCACCATATCTATCATAAACCATGTCATTAACATCCACAAAAACTGTATCATAAGTGGAGCCCTGACTCTTGTGACTTGTTATAGCAAAACCATAATCAATATCACGTGAAAATAGTATTTTTCCGTCACGACCTACAATATTTGTAGCGAGTATATATTTTTTCTTAAAGTCATAGTATTGTCTCCATTTAGCTCCTCTATCTCCATTACGAGCAGTTTTAGCATCATTTATCAAACTTGTAATGACTTGATAATATTTCTGAATACTAAATTTATCTCTATGATTAATAATAAATAGAGGACGAGTAATCATACCGCCATGAACCATTTGGAACTTAACAAGAAATCCATTAAACCCATATGTAGCATCTACATAATCAACAATATCTTTAACCACATATTCTTCACTATTGTTAATAACAGTTTCCATGAACTCATTTACAATAGTTTCATACGACATGATTAAGTCATTTTTAGTAATAATACTTTTATCTGAGTCAGCAATAATAGAATGACGAATATAGTTATTCCAAGAAGTAACACAATTATTTGTATATGCTACAATTCTATACATATCTATATTCTTAGTATATAATTCATCATTAAATGATTTATCAATAAGTTCTTTAAATTTAGCTTTACCACAAACAATAAATCCCTCATTAAATTCATTGTAATTTGCAGCGCCTCGCATTCTACTAATATATTCAAGAAAACGATAAGTTCTGTTGTCAATATCTTCTCGAAGTATATCAAGTAAAATTTTAATAGGATTAGTAGCTTCTTGTCTTACTATCTGTTTAAGATAATAAACTTTAGTGCATTTAGTAAATGCCGCACTTTTCTTCTCATTTACGGGGGGAAGCTGGCTGGCATCACCTTGCATTATGATCTTAACTTTATTCTCTTTACAAGTCTTTATAATATAGTTTAGCAATTTAATCGGTAACATTGAAGCTTCATCTATAATAAGCAGTCTAATGTCTGCAATTTTAGGAGAAGCCATAGGATTAAATTGAGGATGTTCCGGATCAAAATCTTCAAGTCTTAAATCAAGACGAAGACCAAAAGTAGATTGAATAGTTTCTACTTTCTTACCATGAATAGCTGCGCTTAACACACGACAAGCCTTATGAGTAGGAGCGGTACATTTAATAACACTTAAACTGTACCTACAATGATTAATAATATAATCAGTAATAAATGTTTTACCAGTTCCACCAGCACCGCATAAACCTCTAATAAAATCTACATCGGACCAAGGAGTAGCAATAAAATCAATAAGATTCTTAATAGCTACCTCTTGGTCCTTTGTAAATTCAATTCGTTTATCCGAAGCTTCACCAGCTACGTTAAACTCCATTGTTATTCTTTCTATTTCTTTCTATTTCGTTATAGTGAGTTCTCCAATACAAAAATGCTACTTTAGCATCAACATTTTCATATTCCAATCGTACTTTCTTTATATTAAACAAAGTAGTACCATAAGGGTTTAGAAGAAGATTACCTTCAACTACACAACCGGGACAAAAAGGTAAGTATTCTTCAAATACAGTAGTAGCATCGTTTTTAGTTCTTACAATACATAGTTTTTTACCATCAGTTTTTAACTTACGAGAAAATATATAAGTTTTACCTTTAGTAGAATAACATTCTTTAAGAATAGGAACTTTTACATTATTTACATTAACATAAAATTTACCATTTATATCAATGCAAACAATACCAGTCATTCCTTTCTTTAAAACTATATATTGTTTAGCCGGTTTATGTTCTCTTTTGTCTTTCTTTTTAACAACAGAGAAATTAAAAGTTGGCATATGCCATTACTTTTTAGGCATACGAACATCCATCTTTACCATAGAAGCCATACGAAGTTTTTTGACTTTAGGTTCAGATGGTTTATTATCTATTCTTTCACGAACATAAACTTGAGGTTTAAAACCCTTGTCTACACGAGAAAAATATCCGTGATAGTTGACAAGACAATCAATTTTTCCAAGAGTATGAATACCTATTCCTTCCGCTGCCATAACAATAATCTTGTCAGCAGTGTTAATGTTAACACACGAATGACGCTTTAAAGCAGCGATACATTCATTTTCCTCATAATGACGCTTAGCCATAACTTTACAATGAATTAGATTTGTTATTATTTGATATTGTTTGTTTAATGTTGTTCCCCCGTAGAAGAGCAACACGCTTTTTCTGTTTAATATTCTTATTAATAGTATTAATACAATATGTTAGAACATCAATTCTGGCATAATAATCATAACCATCAAACCATGCAGCATTAGTAGTTGTAGTATTTATTTTAATTTTATGTTTTATAGCATAACGTTTAATCTTATTAACGTTTAATTCGGGAAATACATTTTGTTTTTCGTTATTAAGATTAAAATTACAAACAGATTCAAGACGTTCCATAGAAACAATAGTAAAATACATATTTTTTATTATAATACATATAAATGCGCATCTTTCCTGATTTTTATATTCGTGTATTTCATTAATGGCCCATTTATATATTTCTCTACGTATAGTTCTTTTAATAGGAGTATTGTTTTCTATACATTTAAGTATATGAATACAGTTATCATATATTATTTTAGGAAGTTCAGTTTGAATAATTTTAAGACTCATTATATAATATTTTTATAATTATAACGCAAAATAGACGAAATATCGGTTTTATATAGTAAAGCGATACAGATGTTCAACTTTATATATAAAACCGATAGATTGAGAGAAAACAAGCTATTATTAGCTTATTTGAGTAGATTTTATTCTATGTGAGTATTATATCTTCGTTTTATCTACTTTTATATTACCATCTTAAATAACAACAAGATAATATAAAATATCCTATTTTGTAGTACCATTTAACTTTAAGCTCTAAATCAACAGTTTTAGTACGTTCTCGTTTAATACCTAAAGACCATAAAAGATTATGCGCTCGCCATTCACAAATCATACCAAACATAGTACGAACATGAATAGCATATTCTTTATATCTTTTATGACGTCCTTTAGATATAGCTTTAGCAGTGTTAATAACAGTTTTCATTTCCTTAATACTACGAATTTGAAAACTATTTTCAATACTCGTAACATTAGGAAGAACTATAATTTTTCTATCTTTATATTCAATTAACATTGTTTATTTTTAATTTAGTTCCACAAATAGGACAATAGTTTATAACAATACCAGCTACATTAGATTCAGCAGCTTTAAGAATAAAAGAATCAATAACAATGTTATCTCTTTCATGTTCAAACTTCATAGTAAGAGAACAATAACCATTTTTAGCAAGAATTATTTCTTCCATATCTTCTTGCAATGCTTCACAATATTTACACATAATATTAAGATTTTTTAATTATCCAGCTATATTGAGTATATGAAAACTCTGCAAAATATCGTTTATTTTTATAAACGAAAAGACAACTATCAGATGTATACATTTCAATCTTAATTTTATATCTTTTATCAGCAGCTATACATTTATGATATTCATTAAGTTGTTTAAATACAAGATCCATAGATTCTTTATTTGCTATATTAACCACTCTTGTAAATATAGCATTAAATGCTTCTGTAAGATTTTCTTTTTCACACATATTAATATAAATTTAAGGTTCAATGTTATATTAAATATCTTTTAATTTATGTTTTTCTATTTTAGGTAATATACTTTTTTGTAATTTATTTCTATTATTACCGTATCTAATCATAGCTCCATATTTTCCTGTACACTCTTTTGAACAGAATAATAGATTTTTAGAACTTACATGTCTATTTCTATATCTTATTTTATTGCCTTTAATAGTAAATTCTTTTCTACAATAAGAACATTTAACTACTATATCTTTAATTCTTAAAACATCTTGTTTACAATGTTCTTTTCTTTTTAAAATTCTAAGATTAGATATATCATTATTTTTGATATTACCATCAATATGGTCTACAGTATCATCTTCATCTAAATATTTATTTATATGTAGTTCCATTAAATATTTAGGATAAGAAATAGTTTTCTTAATACCATTTTTTATATTTAGCAACTATTCTTTTTCGACCATCTTTTTTAGAAGTATATGGCCCATATATAATACAATTTTTATAAGGTGTTTCCATATTATAATCTTTATTTGTATTTGTAGAGGAAGTGGGAGTCGAACCCACATGGACAATACTGTCCATCAGAGCTTAAATCTGACGTGTCTACCTAATTTCACCATTCCTCCATCCATATTACATATTAATCAATACTCCATTGAGAATGATATTCCTCAATAGGTTCAACCGTATCAGCATCTACAAGTAAATGACTTTTGTCATCTACACTTTTAATATAATAAACTAATTTATTTTCTCTTGTTTTATTTGAATTAATAGTCATACTTTCAATAACATATTCGTCTATAAGAGCTGCGCCTTTAATAATGTATTCAGTAACTTGCCATTTTTTATGTATTCTTTCAAGACGATAAAATATACCTAAATCTTGAAGTAGTTTAGATGTTTTATCACATAAATGTTCAAGTTTAAAATACTTAATAAGACTTGTATGAGTACTATAATAATTTAATTCTTTAAGTCTAACATGTGTATTTAACTTAAGTATATCTAATTCTATAACATTTAAAGATGATATATTTAATAGTTTAGTTTTCATATTATTATAATATTTGTTCCATAACAATTTTAGCTTTTGCTCTATCAATTACTTTAACTGCTTTGTAAATATGAGTAAAAATATCTTTTTTATTTTCATTATTACACATATCAATAGCAGCTTTAAATTCATCTTCAATAAGAGCACTTCGTTTAATAGGAAACCGCATATGTTTATTACGATCATACGCTTCAATAAATATTTCGTAACGAGCTATTTCTTTGTTAGTAAGTTTAATAACTTCTTCATTTGTTTTCATAATAGTAAATCAATGCCAATAATACATAAAACATGACCACAAAATACCAGAAATAATAGCAAGCATTGTGCTAATAATATTTTGTCTTGTCATAGTTTCTTTATTTTCAGTAGCGTTTTTATTGTTAGCGGCAGCAATTCCGTAAACAATATAATTAGCTATCATCATCATTAAATTCTCAAAGAAAAATAATGTGACTACAATACATATAATAAGTAATAACCAAATCATATTATTTAAGTTTATAATTTCCATTAATTACAATGTCATAAAGTCCATTGAAAGCGTTTTCTATTGTAGTCATTTCAATAATGATACTTTCAATATCTTTTTCTATCCCATTGATTTTTATAGTATTCATATATCTTTCATACGAAGGATTATTGCCTACTACAATAGATATAATAGCATCTTTAGTAGTTATATGTTTATAGCCAATACAAAGTTTACCTTTAAAAGTAATCCAAGTATTAAACATAAAAGTTTCATCTCCGTATTTTATTTCTTTAGGAAGAAGACCAATATCTTCAAGAGTTGTAAGATGTGACATAATTATATTTTTATTATTTCTATGATAGTAAAATTATAAGTATAATTTTGAGATAGTGTATATTCCATATCTATATCTATATTATGAACTATACCAATTACTTTATATAAACCATCCCATTCAGGGTCACGGACTTTAACTAAATCATCGCAAACCAAATCATTATCAACTGTATCTCCGTTTGTATATTTACGACATATAAGTCCTCGAATATTAATAACGTCTCCTATTCTATAAGGAATATATTTTAAATTAAAAATATCAGACATTAAAATTTTTCCACCATTATTTCTTTTAAATTGTACTTTCATAATTATACTTCGTCAATAAAATAATTAAAATATTTATGTTTATCTATATCTTTATTATGATATTCTTTACCTAAATCGTAAGCCTTTTCAAGAAGAATTAAAACTTCCTCACGAGTAAACTCTGATTTAATCTTACGAATAGTAATAGTATTATCTTTAGCTATTTTGAGAGTAGTAAGTTTGAAAAATTCAAACCTATCAATAGAAGCAATTTTTTCTCCATCTTCATTAATAATATCATCAAGTTCGTAATTAGTAGAACTTTCAACTCGTTTAAGAGTTTCATATTCTACAAGAATATCAGAAATATTACCTTTATTCTTACAGAACTTAATAATAAATTCATTAGACGGACGAGGAAGATTCAAATTTTCATTTGTGGTAGCTATGACTTTAAATAATTTATTACTTTCTTTGTCATAAACTTTAATATCAGAATTAAATGCAGGTTCGTATGAGCATATCATCATATGATAGAACTTGAAATCAAACGATGTACCACAACATACATGACACGGATACATTTTACCCGATGGACCAACTTTTAGAGTGCCATACTTTTCGGTAGTTTCAACAAGAATAATTTTACATTTTTCGTACTTCATAAGTTTTGAATTGTATTAAGTTAAACAAAATAAAAAACTCCTCCAATATCATCACGACATAAGAGGAGTATGTGTCCGCAGCAGATGGACACTAAATGAATCAGTCAACGAAAGGTATGGAAGATCAACTGACAAATAAATCAAATAAACTGATTCAACATTATAAAATGGATGTGCCTAACGGGTAATGAGTCTACCCTGTAGCCTAACATGGATTCGAACCATGATTTCGAGAATGAAAATCTCGCGTCCTAACCCTTAGACGAAAAGGCCAAATAAGAACATATAATCCATATGACTTTTTGTAAGCAGCGTAATACCGCATAGTTCATAGATAACTTAGTTCTAATTATACTACCGCAATTAGCAATAGTACAAGTTTGCTGATGAGGCTTTTATCATTACAAGGTTTAAAATAATCAATTTACCTTATTCTTACTCCTAAATACTTATTGTATACAAACAACAGTATTTTTGAATAGAGTAATAGTTATTCTACCAAGATTCGAACTTGGAATTTCAGAACCAAAATCTGACGTGTTACCATTACACCATAGAACAGTTTTTGTAGCATTGAATCCACCACGTTCTAAAAATGGCAGATTGTATAACATGACAGACCAATGCTACAATATAACTTAAAGTAGTTCGTATTTCTCTCCCCGTAAAGGAATGAACACGACCCTACTTCTTACTTGCAGGAAACTTACCGAGTTTATAAGCTGCAAATGCAGCTACAACTCCAAGAACAACATTAGCGACTACGACCCAAGTATTCATAGTCTTAATATCAATGACACCTAAAATACAAATAGCGGCAATCATCAGCACGCTCCACCAAAACTTGTTCATAAGCAAAAACAATTAAATTAACAAATTAATATCCGAATTTATCTGCCATTTCATTATCTTCATCAGTAACATGTTCAGGTTCGAAGCCTACTTCATCAAAATCAGTAGTATAAAGTTCACTATTGATTTCTACACCATCAGGATCGTAATCTCTCATAGTTGAATCTTATTCTTTTTCGGCTGTAACAGTGTTGACTATTTCAATAATCTCATCGTTGTTTGTAATCTCACTAAGTTCAGTGTTAAGTTCGATTTCGAGGAAATTGTTGATAGTCTTGTTTGCAGAGTTCGCAAAACTTGTAAACGAACTCACAAGAGCCTTAATAAAGAAAGGCTCAGTATAACGATATTCACGGGACAGTCCACCAGCCTTTACAGCAAACTTGTTCCAAAGAAAGTCTACATAACCTTTCTTACCACGAAGTTCATTCTTCTGATGAAGATAGTTAAGAATAGCGAGAGAAGTGAAACGACGAATCTCCGCGTTATCCTTAACAATACATGCCAGTTCAAGCACGTGAGTAGGAATGTTTTTAACCGCAGGATTTTCTTTCAGTTTACGGGCAATTTTACCCAGCTTGTCTTCCTTCTCAACTTTGTTCTGTTGAGTAGCGTTTTCTTCTTCAGCAGGAGCAATCTGTTCAGCAGGTGCTTCAACAGATACTTCTTTTGCTTCACTAACTTCTGCTTCTTTGGCAACTATATTTGCCTTTTCTACTGCTTTTTCAGTATTCATAATAATAGTAATATAAAATGGTGGTTTGTGATTAAATCAGTGTAAAGATAAATCTTTATTTTGTAATATGCAACTATATAATAATATTTTTTACTCAATAACCGATAATAATGCTATTAGTTGGAAATATGGTAATATAAATACAATAAACAGCAATATAATCCATTATATAAAGTAAAAATAGTAGTGCCAGCTATTACACCAGCACTACTAATATATAGCTACAAATCGAGCATCTTGTCCATAAGACGACTTGCTGCAATTTCTCCCATCTTACCGAAACGAACTCGGATAAGATTATTGATAATAGTGTCATGGTCGTAAGTAACACCTTCAATATTCTCACGAGTGCTAAAAGGATTACGATATGTAACACCAGCGGGAATCTCACTCTGAATAATGTCAATAGTGGAACCTGCGAACAGCAGAGGAAGAGCAGTAGGATGGTTCAGAAGATGATTAGCAATCCATGCCTTTTCGTCATCTTCTTTGAGTGCGCCACAAATGGCAAAGAGAGAAGTGAAAATAACATTAGTCATACCCTCTTTGTAAGTACCGGTTTCTTCATCGCGAACATAACCACGAACTTTGTTTGCGAGAGTAAAGGAAACCATAGTATAGTTATCCTTTTCAGTAAAGTTCGCGTTCTTAACACGAATACCCGGAATCTTTTTGCCACCGGCAGCAATGATACCTTTAACGATGGCATCATAATCGCTTGTCTTAACTTCAGGCTGAACAGCAGTAGCTTGTTCTACACCTTGTACAATAGGTTGTTCCATAATAATTTAATAATTAACGTTAATTTAGATACTGTTAAAGCCGTATCTATCGCTTATATTGTTTTTACTATTTCCAATATCTTTACTATTAATTGAAACATTGTTATTATAACAACGATAAATAGTACTTTAGATACTGTTTGGAAAAAGAATAGTTTCTTTTCTGTCTTTGTTTTGGTTATTTCAGAGTTTATTAAATATGATATTATTTCAACACTTACTATAACTACAAAACTTATTGCTAATATGAATGCACCAATGTCCATTTGTTAGGATTTAAAAGGTTGTTTAATGATGTTCCCCCGTAGAGGAACTGATCCATCTTGAGTTGCCGATGTTGTTACTACTGCGACTATGAATGAAGTGCATTCCTCTACGGGGAGGAAAGTAATAGCAAATGTACAAATACTAACAAATATGATAATGTACTATTTACTCTTTGTTATATTAATATCATTAACAATAAAGGTAAACCCCATACAAACATAAATGCTATAAATATACATAAACCTTCTTCTAAATCAGGGTTTTTATCTGAGTCTGTATGTTTGAGTACAAATGCTGCTATTACTATTAGTACAATGGCTAATATTATCCAAGGTAATGCGTCTGCTCCTCTTTCTGATAAAGATAAGCCTCGTGAGTATTCTGTATAATCGGCTAATTTTCCTCCTGCGTATAATAACATAAGTTGTGATTTATTTTGTTGGTATTTTAAATACTTTTTTAATTATTGTAGTTAGAATCCATATTACGGCTATTGATTGTAACATAATTATTGCTGTTACTATTATATAAAGAGTGATTTCTAATAGTAATGCAGTTACTAATGTTATTGTATCCATAGTTTATCTTGTTTTGAGTTGTTTAAAGGTTGAAATTATATATGATTTTGGGTTAGGATAAATCTTGTGGTGAAAATAAAAGTGGATTTAATGAAGATAAAAGTGGTGAAAAGAATAAAGATAGGAATGAAGAAAGTGTGTGAAATAGTGAAAAATTATTGCAATGTTAGGATGTTTATAAGGAATGAAATAAAATGAATGTTTAACAGGAATGAAATAAAATGAATGTTTAACAGGAATAAGAGTATTGTGGAGATGATGATGAAAAGAGAAGTGGAATGAAGAATTAATGGAGGTGAATCAGATGCTCCAACTTACTCTTTCTCTTTCTCTTAATCTTATTTTTATTCCACCTATTTATCGTTAAGGAATAGGAACTAATGATTTTGCTATTGTAAAATCCACTAAACAACATGCTAATTTCATTAATATTCCTATTCCTTTTGTCAATGTTCATTTTAAAAAAGTAAATATAAATGATTTTGTTAATCAATTTAATGAAATTAAATATGATTTTGTTATTTAAAATCTTACTTATATTCTTTGTTTTAATTATAAAGGAATAGATTATGGATAGTTTTGTTACTAAACCCAGTGCTGATAACTATGATTTAGCTATCCATAATGCTATTCCTATAGAAACAGGAGAATTTAATACCGATTCTGAATCTGAAAATATAGAAGTTAATAATGATTTTGTATATAATTCTCCTGTTGTTATTTTATGTTCTATTTGTGCTTCTGTTATTTATGAATGATTTTGCTAATGATTTTAATGATTTTAAATATGATTTTGTTAATGGTGATTTTTCTCCATTATGTTTAGTAATAACAATATCAATAGCAAGTTCAATATTATTATCATCATTATCTCCTTTAAATAAGAGCATGAACAATATCAATAA